ATGGCTAAAACGACCACTACCCAAAAAGAACCCGTCAGGCTTCGGGAAAAGAAGTTGTCGAACGGCAACGTAAGCCTGTATCTTGACATCTGTAGAAACGGCAGACGCCACAAGGAGTATTTGAAGCTCTACCTGATAGATGCCAAAACTCCGTTGGAACGCGAACAGAACCGTCAAACGCTGGCTACAGCACAAGCCGTCAAGTCCAAACGTTTGATCGAAATACAGAACGGCGAATATACCTTCACGCGCCAGTTCAAGGAGAACACGCCCTTTTTGGAATACTATCGCAAGATGGTGGAGGAACGGCGTAAGAATCCGGAATCGCAAGGCAACTGGGGCAACTGGAGAAGCTGCCTCCGCTACCTTGAAATCTATTGCGACGAGAAAACCACCTTCCGGGAAGTAACACCGGAATTTATCACGGGATTCAAAGAGTTTCTGAACAACGTGGAGAAAGATACGCACAAGCGTGTCGGACCCCGCCGTGAACGCGACACATTCCAAGGGCTGTCGCAGAACTCCAAGGTATCCTACTTCAACAAGCTGCGTGCTTGCATCAATCAGGCATACGACGACCAAATCATACCGGTAAACCCGCTGCGCGGAATCGAAGGATTCAAGGAGGAAGAAGTCAAACGCGATTACCTGACGCTGGACGAGGTAAAGAAATTGGCAGCGACTCCTTGCCGCTACCCTGTACTGAAACGTGCGTTCCTCTTCTCGTGTCTGACCGGGCTGCGTAAAAGCGACATACAGAAACTGACATGGGGTGAAGTGCAGAAATTCGGGAAGTACACGCGGATCGTGTTCAAACAGCGGAAAACCAAGGGACAGGAATACCTCGACATTTCTTCGCAGGCGGAGAAATATCTCGGAGAAAGAGGCAATCCGGACGACATCGTATTTACGGGGTTTACCTACGGATCATGGACTTCTCTGGAACTGCAACGCTGGAGCCTGGCGGCGGGCGTCAACAAAAACTTGACTTTCCACTGCGCCCGGCACACGTTTGCCGTGCTGATGCTCGACCTGGGCGCAGACATCTATACCGTATCGAAATTGCTCGGGCACCGGTTCCTGACGACGACGCAAATATACGCCAAGGTGCTGGACAAGAACAAACAGAACGCCGTGTCGCTCATTCCCGACATCGGATAACACAGAAAACGTATGACAAGACAGGAAGCCGTCATAAAAATAGTAAAGATTACCCGCATCATCGGAGAGTTGAAATACCAGTTGGATGCGGACGACGAGGTTGAATTTGAGGCGCTCGACCCCGAATGGAAACATATCGCCGAATGGACGCAGGAGGTATGCCGGTACATGGAATTGGACGCTTCCCCGCAGGTGGCCCGTCTGATTGCCAATATCGGGTTTACCGACATGGTGGAGAAGTATGTGCAAAGCTGCAGGAAGGAGATCGGGGCGAAAGAGGCCAAGATACTCGACGACTATGTGAAGCACATGCGAACGCTGTCGTCGTTGTGCGATACCCGAAGCGAGGAGCAGAGGGAGAAATACGGCGATCTGATAGAGCCGTTAGCCAACGAACGGGTGGCTGCATTGCTGCAAAGAGCCGTCGATGCGGGCATACTGGACCGACACTACCAACCCGTTCCGCAGACGTCCCCCCTGCAACTGAAAGTCATCGCCTATGCGGTGTCGAGCCTATGCAAACTGCACAGCCCGTATGTCCTGTTTGAGAAACAATGGCACAGGGAGAACGGGAAACGGTTCAATACCTGCCGTATCCCCAAGCACAATACCGTTTGCTACGAAGAGACCCGGGCACTCTATCCCGAAGTGGATTTTGCCGGATTCGAACCCGTACACGAAGCCGCAACGTTCTATGTGCCGCAAAGCGAGGAGGAGATACGGGCCATGTACGAAGATTTGGTAAAATACGGGTACATAGCCCCGGAGACGACATTCGAGGCATTCGGCAGTATCTTCGACAAGGCAAGGTTCGAAAGTCCGGTGGAATGGACAAAAACCCAGCGGCAGTTGTCCTATTTCATCCACCAGGCATTCAGCCGGTTCAACAGGAAGAATTTATGGATCAAGGGCGAATGCTGTTTCCGCATCGGCGGAAAGAAGCCGCATAAGGCGAGCCTCGTGACGGGCTTCGCTTGGATCAAACGGGCGGGATGGATGGACCGGTACGATACGAGGCTGAAGGCTATATGCGACAGATTCAATCAATAGAGAGTATCACTCTCAATGCAGAACTAAAAAGAGAATTACCTATTCATATTTAGGTAAACCCATATTCCATAATACCCATAGCCATAAAGAAAAATATACTATGTATCAACTACTTATCAATGAAAAATACATCGCTTCGAATACGACTTTCAGTATATTTAACGGAATTTTTGACGAACCTAAATTCAAACAGCCTGTAGTATGGACAAAAAAACAGTCGCAACTCATATATTTCGTTCATTCAGCGTTCAAGGCCGACAACCCTTTAGATGTAGGGGTGAAGTGCTTGTATTGTTTCCGTTTACAGAACGAAAAAGTACCCAATCGGCAAAATATGGTCTGTAACTATCATTCGCTTGTAAAGAATGGATTGTTAAACACATACGATACAGAGTTAAAGCATATAGCGAATGAATACAACAAAGTGGGAAAGCGTGATACAAATACCTCCAAAATAATGGAGAAAAATAACAATAATTCAAATTTAAGTCCATGACAAAGAAATTATCTTTGCACCTCTCTCTTTTTGAAAAGAGCGATGCTCAGGTCTCGGTGGACCCCAGCGCAGACCGGAACACAAGGGCTATTCCGGTTGGTCAAACAAGCCCATGAAACTTATAAGGCCGAAGTATCGACCTTGCAAAAGAGCTACAAGCGCTATGCGCTTGATTTCATTCATTCAAATCAGTTCCATGACGAAAAAGATGCCTGGAGCAAAAATGAACACCAGAAGAACTACTACACCATAACCGATCTTTTGAGGGAACATGAAAAATTAGTATGCAAATATTTCAACCGCAATAAATTAGATGATGCTGAAATTGCGGATTTGCTCAACGAATTTTATGTTTCCGACCTACCGAAAACAATACCTATCGAAACCGGACATGAAGACAGGGATAGGACTAAACCAATCCCGTCGAATAACACCATCGAGTCTGTACTCGACAAGTATACGATTGACCTCATTGTGCAACTTGCCAATGAGGTCGGTTTATTTAAGGAGAAACTGGACGCGGACGACGTGGCCGCCCGCTATGCGACGGACACGTTGCGGACAATGACCTCACGGAACAATACCCGGCTGGTCGTATTGCTGGACAAACTGGCGTCGAGCGGCATCATTCCCTACCATTGGCAGGCCGTGATCGCAAAAAAGAAACTTGTCGTGAGTTCTTCGGGCAGGAAATACCTTGACCAGCACGACATGTCATCCACCCTCAATAGAAGTAAAGAAACGCCACCTAGTATTTCTGAAAAGCATTTTCTTGCCATCATTGACAAATACATAAGGAAAATCAAGAGCAAGGAAGTGTAACATAAGAAGCCGGATTTGTCGATAGTTGTGTTGAGAGTGGTCTTGACACTCAACAATATCAACGCGAAGAGCCGGCCGGATGCCCATACCTTTGTCCCCCGCAACCGGGTTGCTGCGGGGGACGCTCCGCTATTGTCAAACCTTAACAGCATCCATCCATGACACACCGAAGGACGACAAACGCAAACAAGCTGCCATCCGGCCGCATACGCCAGATGGAGAAGATCATCGACATGGTAAGGTCGGAGAAGCCCATCGAGCGCATACGATCGCTGGAACAGAAGATCGACGAAGTGGATAAAATAGAGGCGATCGAGAGCTGTGTCGAGCTCTTGAAGGACCACATCTGGGCTGTCAAGGAGGTACTGACGACGGCCGAGGCATCGGCCTATCTGGGCCTCTCGGAGAGTTATCTCTACAAGCTCACTTCCTCGAAGCGGATACCGCACTACAAGCCTAACGGCAAGTTGGTGTATTTCAACCGGCGGGAGCTGTGCGAATGGGCGATGAAAAACCAAGTACAAACGGCAGAGCCGACGGCCTGCACAAACGACGAGACGATATGAACAGAAAAGAGATAGACCTGTTGCTTGCACGCATAGAAGGGCTGAAATCTTTCCTCGAAAAGAACTCGTTGGAGGATTTTCAGAAAGAGATATTGAGAGTGGACAACTACCTGAAGCGGTTCGGCTCGCTGGACGAACTGCTGTCTCACCTGAAACGGGTGGAGGAAGTAGCCTACACGGCGAAGGAGTTCCTGACCATCGACGAGGTGGCCTACTACCTCCAAGTGTCGAAAAGTTACGTCTACAAACTGACGGCTTCGAGGGAGTTTACCGTATATAAGCCGAACGGGAAGACCATCTTCGTCCGCAGGGACGACCTGAACGAATGGATAAGACGCAACCCCTGCGTGTCCGGCAGGGAAATAGAGAGCCGGGCCAACCTGCTTGCATACAGGCTGGAGCAACAGCAGAAACCACGAACATTCAAGAAATGAGAATCATGAAAAAAACCGATATGACACTACCGGACAACCACCGGATAGACGAGGAGAAATGCAAGTCGCTACTGCAATACATTCGTCTGAATGTCACCGAAAAGTACGACTTTCCGCAGGAGATCGTGCAGGTAGACGGCGTGACCGTGGCGACGTTGGGCAATTTCAGCGCATCGACCGGAAAGCCCAAAAGCAAGAAAACGTTCAATGTCAGCGCCATCGTGGCCTCTGCCCTGTCGGGGAAAGAGGTGCTGAAATACAAGGCGGAGCTGCCGCCCTGCAAGAACCGCGTGCTGTACATTGACACGGAACAGAGCAAATGCCACTGCCACAAGGTACTGCACCGGATACTCAAGCTGGCGGGGCTGCCGACAGACCGGGAGAACGACCGGATCGAGTTCTTCGTGCTGCGCGAGTACACGCCCGACCAGCGCAGGGACATCATCCGCTGGGCGCTGCACGAGGAGCAGAACATCGGACTGGTCATCATCGACGGCATCCGCGACCTGATCCACGACATCAACAGTCCGAGCGAGTCGCTCGACATCATCAACGAACTGATGCGGTGGTCGAGCTACTACGAGCTGCACATCCATACGGTGCTGCACCTGAACAAAGGCGACGACAATACCCGGGGGCATATCGGCTCGGAGCTGAACAACAAGGCGGAAACCATCCTGCAAATATCGAAAAGCGTCGAGAACGGCAGGATCAGCGAGGTGCGGGCCATGCACATCCGCGACCGGGAGTTTACCCCGTTCGCCTTCGAGATCGGGGAAGATTCGCTTCCCCGTCTGGTAAAGGACCACCAGTTCAAGATGAGCAAACGAGACCGGCTGTCCTCGTACATGGATATGACCGAGCAGCAGCACCGCACAGCTTTGGAAGTCGCCTTTCCGGACAACTACGTTCCGGGGTATCAGATGCTGCTCGACGCCCTGAAAAGAGGATACGACAGCATCGGTTACAGCCGCGGACGGAATACGCTGGTGGGACTGTGCAAGTTCCTCATACAAAACGAGGCCATCGTAAAAGACGGCCGCGGGTATGCTTACAACGAGAATTTCCGCATAAAAAACCGGTCGGTTTAGTTTGCGGGTATATATAGAAAAACTACACTAAACGTCCCGAACCCATGAATACGATAGAGGCAAAACGAATACGAATCGTAGACTACCTGCGGCTGCTCGGCCATGAACCCGTCAAGGTGCGCGGCGGACAGTATTGGTACCTGTCCCCGTTGAGAAAAGAGGACACACCCTCCTTCAAGGTCAACGACCGGCTGAACGAATGGTATGACTTCGGATTGTCGGAAGGCGGGAGTATCATAGAGCTGGCGATGCTGTTCCTGCGGACATCGAGCGTGAGCGAGGTCCTTCGGCTCATAGAGGTGCAAACGGGCGCGGCTCCCCTGCTCCGCACCCGTCCCCACAACGCCATGCCCGACGCGATAGAGGAGATGATGAAAGGCGTCGAGGTGGTGCCGCTGAACCACCATGCGCTCCTGTCGTATATCCATTCGAGGGGTATAGATACGCAGACCGCCCGGCAGTTCTGTCGGGAGATACACTACGAACTGCACAGGCGGCATTACTTCGCCATCGCCTTCGGGAACGTATCGGGCGGCTACGAGATGCGCAATCCTTATTATAAAGGGTGCATCGGGCAGAAAGACATTTCCGTCGTCGAACAGGCAGCCGGCACGAGGCAGAAGCACGTGAACGTGTTCGAGGGCTTCATGGATTTCCTCTCCTACCGGACCCTGCTCAAACGGGGCGATGCCGTGGTATGTATCCAGGCGCCGTGCGACCATATCGTAATGAACACGGTAAGTAACCTGAAGAAGACCTTGCAGGTGTTGGAAAGCTACGAATACATCCACTGCTACCTCGACAACGATCTCGCCGGGCAGAAGACGGTAGAGACCATCGCCGGGCTGTACGGGATCGGGAGGACGGTAAACGAAGCGGTACGTTACGCCGACTACAAGGACCTGAACGACTGCCTGCGCGGCAGGAAGCGCTGAGAGGCCGCCATGTGCGGCCTGCGGGAAAACAAGGAGCCGGACTGGCTTGAGTCCGGCTCCCTCGTAAATTCGCGGTATTGCAGATGCAATCAGCAGACGCCCAGCACGATGCCTGCGTCGATATTCAACTTGCGGCTGATCTCCTGCGCCACCTTGTAGGTGGGTTCGGCCTTGCCGGAGACGATGGCGCTGACACGCGACGGACTGATACCCAGCATGGCCGCCAGCGAGCGCTGCGTTAGGTGCATTTCGTACATCCGCAACTTCATCACGTCGGCCAGAGATGCGGTGCCGACCGCAAAATGCTCTTCCGAGTAATCCGCTACGAGGCTCGACAACAATTCGAGTTCGATAAGGTTCTTATCATCTTTCGGCGTATTGTCGTCTACGAGCGGCAGCAACTCTTCCACCCGATTAACCGCCCAATCGTATTGGGCCTTGTTCTCGATTTTCGTCATACCTGCTCTACTTTTTATATGTTCCGACAATCAATTCTGTCGTATTCCTTATGCGTCCCGATGAACCGTACATACACGAACCGGATCGTGAATTTGATTACGGCGACCAAGCGGAAATCGTTTCCTTTGACATTGAACACATAACGCTGGTTGCCTACATTATCAACGCTATTGAAAGTCTTTTTCACATCCGCGAAGCAACTCCATTCGCTTTTCTTGACCTTCTGCACCCAATCCTGCAAGGCCACCTTCGATTCCGGGTGTCGTTCCGCATATTCCTTAATGGCCTGTTCGGTAAAAATCCTCATAGCTCTGCGGGCATACATCAATTACGATGCAAACATACGCAGAAAATTTCATTTTACAAAATATAGTTTCATTTTACAGAACAACGGAACGATCTATGGGGGTAAAAACCAAATGTACAAAAGAAGAGCAGCGACAGAAAGATAGATATCCGGTATATATCAGAAGGTTAGCAGCGCGACACCCCCGGACGCACCGCGAAACCAAATGTTACTTCGGTGATACTTTCGTGTTACATTTGAACCAGATTTGAACGCGGTGTTCGACCTCCGATGTTACATTGCCTCCGAAAACGGCCAAAAACGGTCAAATTTCGGAGGCTTTTTGATATCTGCGACCGTAGGTCGGATTTGCGACTGAGGCTGTTTGTGCTGCGATTTCAGCCATTGGTAGGCGTGTATAGGTGACGCCAGTCGAGTATCGTATTTTTATCGTTCAAACGGCCGTTCAAACCCTCACCAAACAAAGCAAGGTCGTTCTGCCATTTCGGCAGTCATGTTCTATGATCTGAGATTTAGACGGCCACAAAAACGGCCGTTAAAACTGCCTCTGTTTTTTCGTGTTTCAAAACGAAATATCCACGTTAAACAGCCATTAAGACTGCCAAAAACGTGAAAAAGAGATGCACCTAAACTAACCTTTAACTACCAAAACCGTGCAAAAATGCAGAAAAATGGCGGTATATGTACCCCCTTAATGACACACTTTTTACAAATTTCAATCGCTTATTTTTGTATAATCGTCTAAAGAACAGCAACAACTGCTCAAGTTGCCGCTGTTTGCTGTTTGAAAAAGTGCGCGTGACACGCTTTTATCCCATCGTGTTGAATCTCACACTCGCCTTTACCAATGCCAGTGCTTGGATCGAGTCGGCGGGGATGTCTTTCGGTGAATGGTGTGGGTTATGGCTAACGAGCCGGACGAAACGGTCGTCATCGGCTTTTTGTATATACTTGATAGTAATATAGTCCTCGCCGTCAAGTGTGAACGATAGAAGATACATTTCGCCCCATAATATACCAGACGAATTATTTGCAATTTCTTTATATAGAACTATGTCTCCACTTTTCAGTAATGGATACATCGAATCCCCTCGCACGTAAAGAGCTCCATCGCATGGCGGAAGATCGGGGATTTGTATATGGCTAATGGGTGTTTGGCGGGCCTGATCGCTGAACAGTTCCACTAAACCGGCTGTTGCATCCAATTCATAGAGGGGGATGCTTTGCAATCCTACTTTGTGATCCGTTCGCAGATGGAATTGTTCTTTTACGACAGGCGTGGCAAGTTGGATATCTTGATCTCGAAGCATTGAACCTCGTCCTGTCAATAACCATTCGACCGATACTTGTGGATATGCAGCAAGAAATCTCGCCATATTATCCTCGCTAATACCATTATTTTGTCCCAAAATCCCCCTTGTAATACCCGTTTTTCGGTAAAAATCATACTGACTTATACCATTTTCCGAAAGGAATAACAATATTTTTCGCTTGATAGGTGATTTTTCTTGCTTATTTTCTTGCATAGTCGAAATATCTCGTTTATATTTGCATCGTCCTAACATATTAAGGCGCTATAAAGATAGTGAAAATTTTGAATTATGGCTATGAAAGAGGAAATGAAGAAGTGGCAAACGCAAAGCAACAAGAACAAGGTCTGTTTTTACCTGATTACACGCGGTATCGCATTCAGTTATACGGAGAAGTCCGGAATTGTTTTCGAAGCGTCCGCTTCCTTCGTGAAGCGCATGTTCGACGCTTTGGTAACGGCTTACGGTTGTTCCTTGAGACCGAGCATCAATGAAGTAAAATAACCCGGCGATATCCCGATGATGGCATTTCAAAGAGATACTGTCTGACTACTTGTAGAACCAAACATAACCAAGAGAATGATGAAATATATCGAATTATCGACTTCTAAAAAAGCTCGCATCTGTCGGGCGTTGGGGGTAAGCCGTGTAACGCTGTGGTCGGCCTTGACCTTCCAGACCCAGAGCCAGTTGGCAGAAAAGATTCGCCGCATGGCCGTGCAAAATGGCGGACGCGTAATGATCAAGCTCGATGTCACGGAAGGTTTCATGCCGAATTGCGAGATCGATTTCGTACATGATATCGGCGGCGTACAACGGATCATTCAAACCTTCTCGAACGGTGTTCGAGTGGAGTTCGACAACGCGACGTGCACAGCCAGCATCAGTCGGGATAATCGTGCCGTAAAAACGTTCTCCGATGTCAAGGTTCGCGACTGGGGAAACATCGTATTCGAGGCGCAAAGCCTCACGGATTCATTAAACAGGTAGGCTTATGATACCCAAACACCAAAGAGAGGCTATTTCCCGTCACGAAGAGCGTCTGAATGAGCTATTGCATGCGGCGGTCGAAGAACTGGAATCGATCAGCGGATACGGTCTCGGAGAGTCCGACTGGAACGAAGCCGACGGTACGATCACCTTTCTATTTCAAGACGTATCTCTGTTGAAACGCTTTCGACAACGTTGTGTGCAGCCGTCAGGATCTGCTCAATCCGGGGATCATGCTTATCAATCCACACCCGAAAGGTCATCGTGTACTCCTCCACGGCAGGAATGGAAAGTTCAAATCGGTAACATTCGGGAGGATACGATTTATCAGTTCTGTATCTCACGTCTAACTGGCGCAATTGAGGAGACATCGATTCACGAGTACGGAACATCAGTTGTTCCGACGGGCAAATGAAATGGATATATAGATCGGCAGGTAACATAATCGCTGAAATTTTGTAGTTGGCAACACAAATATAGCGATTTTCCCACGAACGCTGAAGGCGTTGCCCGGAGCGATACCGGCGCGGGATCGAGAACAACGAAGCGATGGAATATTTCGGAAACATAATAGCAGTAACGATGCACGAGCTGACGCGGTCGGACGATGGCGAGGCGGTAATGAGTCGTAGTGCTTACGATCATCTCGTGACGCGGGGCCGGGTAAATGTTCTACGTCCGGGCAAGGGACTCGGGTCGTATGCTCTGATCGAGTACCACTCGCTACCTGAACGGTTCCGACTGCGTTTTGAAGCGAAATACGGTAATCCTGAAAAGATAATGAAACAGGAAGATATGCCGCTTGCAGTCGATAGCGAAGCACAAAAGTATTATCATGAATATCTGTTGCCGAACGGCGAACATTTACCGGAGGATAAACAAACAGAATACACGCTGAATGCGCGGGTGCTGAATGCTCTTCGGGAAATGCGGGGGACACAAAAAGCGATGCGTCGTGCGTGCAATAACAATACGCCGGTCATCTGGTCTAACATCTTCGCTGCGGCCGAGGAGTTGCGCAAAGCCTACGGACACACCCTGCCCAAGAGTGAAGCTCGTCTGCGCGACAAGCTCCGCCAATATACGAAAGAGGGCTATGCCTGCCTCGTGTCTGGCAAGTTCTGCAATGCGAACACGCTGAAAATTACCAAAGCGGCCGGACGTCAGATCGTCGCCCTGCGTCGTTGTCGCGTCCCGGTCTATACGACCAAGCAGCTCTTCGAAGAATTCAACCGCATCGCCGAACGTCGCGGTTGGAAACGGCTCGCTTCGCAGTCGTCGCTGGTGCAATACCTCGAACGGCCGGAGATCAAGCCGCTGTGGTACGACGCTGTTTATGGTGAACTGGCGGCCAAACAGCTCTATGCACGCCGCAACAAGACCGAAATGCCGACGATGCGCGATTCGCTGTGGTACGGTGACGGAACGAAGCTCAACCTCTTCTACAAGGCGGTCGAGAACGGCAAAACGGTGGTGCGTTCCGCATCGGTGTACGAAGTGATCGACGCTTACAGCGAAACCTTGCTCGGCTATGCGGTCAGCGATACGGAGAATTTCGACGCTCAGTTTCGGGCATTCCGTATGGCTATCGAAACAGCCGGACACAAACCGTATGAAATCGTTACCGACAATCAGGGCGGGCAGCGGAGCAAGATCGCTCAGAAGTTCTTCGCGAATATCTGCCGCATCAATCGCCCGACAGCACCATATAACGCTCCGTCGAAAAGTATCGAGTCGGTGTTCGGTCGCTTTCAAAAGCAGGTACTGCATGAGGATTGGCGTTTCACCGGCGGGAACATCACTTCGAAAGAGGCGTGGAAGATCAACCGGGAGTTCCTCGAAGCGAACAAGGAGAAATTGTTCACCTACGAGGAGATGCTGGAGGCCTACTCCGTCGCCCGCAGCAAATGGAATGCGATGAAGCACTACCAGACGGGGATTGCACACGAAGAGATGTACCGCACGAGCGTCAATCCTGCAACGGAGCGCGTAACGGAATTGGATATGATCGATCTGTTCTGGCTGACAACCGAGCGGCCGAGCATATTTACAGCCGATGGTATCACGATCCAATACCAAAACCGCAAGTACACTTACGAGGTATTGACCTCCGATGGTACGCCCGATTACGCATGGCGCAGTGAGAATACCGGCCGAGAATTCTTCGTGCGTTTCGATCCGAAGTCCATGGATCGCGCATTGCTTTACGAACAGACCCCGATGGGGTTACGTTACGAAACCGTAGCATATCCTTATCTCACGGTCCGTCGCAATATTCAGGAACAACAGGAAAGCGATATGGAGCTGATTCGCTACAACGATGAAGCGAACAAACGTGAGCGGGTGCGCCGTCAAATCGAGGCGCATGCGTTGGAACTGGAACACGGCGTCGCACCGGAACAGCACGGGCTGCGGACACCGGCGATCAAAGGCATCAGCGAAAAAGAGTACGAACGCCTGGCCGATACGGTTGTAGTCGTGCCCTCCGGGCAGTACTCCGAACCGGTGACCGTCGGCGAATATACCAAGGCGGTCAGCAATCTGGATTGCGATCCGACGGCGATATTCAATCGAATGTAAATTTTTAATTACAAACCAATATGAAACAGTTATCTCTCGAAGAGAAAAAGGATATTCAGGCCCGTTTGCAGGTCTATGTATCCAAGTATCCCAGCCAAAACAAGGCGGTGAATTCACTCGGTATCAGTGCAGGTACGATTAGTACGATTCTGAACGGTAAATTCGACAACATCAGCGACGAAATGTTCCTGCGGATCCGCTCGCAAATTTCTCCTGTGAATCCGGAGGAATGGACTGTCTGCGAAACGACGGCTTACCGGGAATTATTTCTTTTGCTGGAGGATGCGCAAGCGAATCAAAACGTGTCATGGGTGGTCGGAAATGCCGGTATCGGCAAGACGACGACCGCGCACGATTATGCTGCCAAGCATGAAAACGTGTTCGTTATCTCGTGTTCGGAGGACATGCGTCGCGGGGACTTTATTCGTGAAATGGCCCGCGTCATAGGGCTCAAACTCGCCCAGACGAGCCTGCGGGAGAAACTCCAAGCCGTAACGGATGAATTGCGTGTGCTCGACCGGCCGCTGCTCGTCTTCGACGAAGGCGACAAGTTGATGGATACGGTGTTTTACTACTTCATTTCGATTTACAACGCGCTCGAAGGACGCTGCGGAATCATCTTTCTATCGACCGAATACATCAAGCGGCGGATGAGTATCGGCTTGGAGTACGACAAAAAGGGTTATGACGAGATGTTTTCACGTATCGGGCGCCGGTTCATCGACCTCACTCCCGCAACCAGCCATGAGGTGACGGCCGTATGTCTGGCAAACGGGCTGAATGCCGAAGCAGCAATCTCCAAAGTGTTGGCAGATGCCCGCACGGTCGTATCGAAAGCTGCAAATCCATGGGATAAGAAGCAAGTGCGGGACTATTACGACATGCGCCGTGTTCGGAAATCGGTGCACAAAAGTAAAAAGCTCGCTGAAATCAAGAAATAGTCTTGTTCAAAAGCAATTCAAATGGGCCGGACACTATCTGCAAAACAGGTTCTGACGATCAAACGCCGCACGATTCGTTTGGGCGGCATCTGGGATGATTGCGTGGGGGGAAATCGACCGTACGGGTGTGGTGTTCTTCTGGGGTAACAGCGGCAACGGAAAGACTTCGGCTGTGGTATCCTTTTGCAAGGCGCTGTGCGCTCATGGCAAAGTACTTTATCTGCCGTTGGAGGAGGGACTGGGAGGAACGACACAGGATGCTATTCGGCGTTATCGGGCAGATGAATGCGGCAGTCGTTTTCAGTACAACGATTCGATGAGTTTCGAAGAAATGGACGAACGGCTGTCGAAACCCCGATCGTGGGATTTCGTTGTCATCGACTCTTTCCAATATACCCAAATGAGTTACAAGGAATACATCGCATTCAAGGAGCGGCATCGCAACAAATTGCTGATTTTCGTCAGCCATGCCGACGGCAAACGTCCGGACGGACGTGCTGCGAGCAAAGTGATGTACGACGCTTCGCTGAAAATCTGGGTCGAAGGTTACAAAGCCTTCAGTAAGGGCCGTTTTATCGGTCCGACAGGCGAATGTACGATTTACGAAGAAGGTGCGCGTAAATACTGGGGATAAACCTTAAATGTAAAACGATATGGACATCAAGAAAATTTACATCAGCGGAAAGATCACCGGACTGCCTGTCCGGGAGGCGATCGCCAAATTTCGAAGTGCGGCGGAGAAGATACGGCGGTTCGGGTTCGAACCGGTCAGCCCGTTCGACAACGGCCTTCCACTGGAGGCCGACTGGGCGGAGCACATAGGCAAAGATATCTCGTTGCTGCTTCGATGTGACGCCATCTACTTGTTGGACGATTACGAGAAGAGCGAGGGTGCACGCATCGAGTTGTGCATCGCCCTCCATCGTCGAATGCCGGTCTTTATGAACGTACGGCCCAAACTCGGATTTTTCAGCGTACAAACTTTCGAAGATTATGACAAAGAAAAAGTGTAGCTACTCTCGGTTCTATGCTATCGCCAAGGCGAAAGGCATCGACCTCGACCGGTACAAGGAAACTTTGGTATTGCAATTCACGGATGGTCGTACTTCATCGCTTCGGGAGATGATGCCGACGGAGTACGAAGATATGTGCGAGTGCTTACAGTCGGGTAAGATGATGGGAGAAAGTATTGCAGACCACAAAGAACGACTACGAAAAGCCCGTTCGGCAGTGTTGAAACGCATGCAACGCCTCGGTATCGATACGACTGATTCTTCATTTACCCCGGTCAACGAATTCTGCATGGATTTACGTATCGCAGGCAAACCGTTCGGACTATTGACCGTAGAGGAATTGCAGTCTCTTATTCCCAAACTGGAGGCGATTCTACGCAAGCCCAAAATCCGAAATACACAGTGCGCCGTTTCAATTCCGCTTATTATTCGATCCAACCAATTGCCGAGCTAACCATGAAACTTGTAATTAAAACGATATCTGAAGTCAAAGATGCCAAGGAGCATCTTGAAGATCAAATATCCTGCTTGCTGATGCAGTTCGAAAAAGATAACGGAGTACATATCTCCGATTTAAGCATCTATCCGCGTGAAATATACAATGAATACGGGAAAATGATAGGCCGTCAAATCGGAACCTCAATCGTTGTCAAATTATGACCAAACTACCTTACCGTCAGGCAATGCTGATGAAACATACGGCATGGATGAATACCCGCTTAATCGAGCGGGGCCCCCGGCCGGAAGACGAGCGGTACGTGCCGCTCGCGGTGCGGATGCTGACGCTGGTCGGATGTCTGAATTACGCGATGCTCGACCTTGAATCCGAACTTACGGCCTCCGGCTTGTTCCGCCACGAAACCAAACGCCGTTATACGCAGGCCCGGACTTTGGTCGCGCAGGCTCACGGCATCGCGTGGTCGATGCTTCGCAAGATCGACGACCGGGCCGCCCGGCAGTACAACGACAAGACAGACGAGGCGTATCGGACCATCAGCGGCTGCATCCTGTTGGAGGCTCCTCAAAGGTCTTACAACATCGTGTTGTCACTGTGCCGGATCATCAGCTCTCTCAACGGTCGGATTTCGGGTCGCTACGACTTCAACCCGGCCAAACCTCTTGTACGCATCCCGGCTCTGTTGGAGTGTACCGGGATCGAGGATTACAGGATCGACGAGATTATCGAATTGAATTTAACAGATTAAAGAAAATGAAAGTAATCGTTACCTTCTCAGGAGGTAAGGACAGCCTTGCGGCGCTGTTGTGGGTGCGCGAGCATATTACCAAGAACTTTACCACCGTGTTCTGCGATACGGGTTGGGAGCATCCACTGACCTATGAGTATATTAACCGTATCGCCGACAAGCTGCACCTCGACTTGGTAACATTGAAGTCGAAGAAGTACGACGGGATGGTCGATCTTGCGCGGCAAAAAAAGCGCTGGGCCTCGACGCGGGCGCGGTTCTGCACGATAGAACTCAAAACCAAACCGACGATTGACTATGTGCTGGACGAAGTTCAGGACAATATGCTGATGATTCAGGGCATCAGAGGCGCGGAATCTCCGGCGCGAGCCAAGATGTCGGCGCAATGTACGTACTTCAAATATTATTTCGAGCCCTACGGTTATGACAAAAACGGTAAGCCGAAGAAGCACAGCTACCGTGGTAAGGATGTCCGGGCATTTCGGGAAAAGTTCGCCGACGATTTGCTTCGGCCCGTGTTCGACTGGTCGGCGCAGCAGGTGATCGATTACATCCTCGCCGCAGGGTTAGAGCCGAATCCTCTCTACCGGATGGGCTATAAGCGCGTCGGCTGCTGGCCGTGTGTGATGGCAAACCAGCGCGATATTCTCAATATCGCCCAACAATCTCCCGAGCGTATAGCGGAAATAGCAAACTTCGAAAGAGAGTTGCACTCTTCTTTTTTAGGCCCGGATAAGATTCCCTCCTACGCAATTACCAGCGGAGAGAAATATCCGACAATAAACGATGTCGTGCGCTACGTCCAATGGCAGAACGCGACGGGCAGTTTGTTCGACGACGATACGGCGACCAGTTGCATGAGCTTTTACGGATTGTGTGAGTAAACAATAAAATAAAAATAAAATGAAAAAATACACACAGGCAGATTTCGATGCCTTTGAGGTGATCGACGGAATCAAACAATGCCCCTCTGGAGATTACAGTGATATACAAGTATTCAGCGATAGGTGCTCTTTCGGTGAGGAGTGCTCTTTCGGTGAGGAGTGCTCTTTCGGCAAGTGGTGCTCTTTCGGTGAGTATTGCTCTTTCGGCAAGTGGTGCTCTTTCAGCAAGCAGTGCTCTTTCGGTGAGGATTGCTCTTTCGGTGAGGAGTGCTCTTTCGGTGAGGAGTGCTCCTTCGGCGAGTGGTGCTCTTTCGGCAAGTGGTGCTCTTTCGGTGAGGATTGCTCTTTCGGTGAGGAGTGCTCTTTCGGTGAGGAGTGCTCCTTCGAAGGGAAAGGCGAATATATCGGCGATTATCCTTTCCTGGCTTTTGTCGGATTCGGCTCTCGGATTGGCAGCAAGGTTTACTTTTTCAACCTGCAAGACGGCATTTATGTCCGTTGCGGCTGCTGGCTGTCGGATATAGCCGGGTTCCGGGAGAGAGTGAAGGCGAAGAATGCCGATGCGATGTACCTGGATTTATGCGATCTGGTCGAGAGGAAGTTTAACAGGAAAAATTCGAAATAACTATGCGGGCGAACGAATATCAGACACGCGCGATGAGTACACGGCTGCCGAGTTGCGGGAATGCGATCTATATGCTTTTCGGCCTGATGGCCGAGGTGGGCGAAATCGCCGATAAGATCGCCAAATGGCGCCGAAAGGGAGTGTGCCGGCTGGATATGGATCATTTGGTCTTCAATACGGGCGATTTGCAAGAGGCGGAGGGTTACAAATCCGAGCTGATGAAAGAGGTCGGGGATTGTGCGTGGTTTATCGCGGGCATTGCCGATTGCTTCGGCTTCACGCTCGAAGAGGTCATGCAGCAGAACCTCGACAAACTCGCCAGCCGCCGCGAGCGCGGCGTGATCGATGGAAACGGGGATAACCGATGATCGCTTATGACCCACGCCTCTCTTTTCAGCGGGATCGGCGGGTTCGATCTGATTGCAGATTTTAAAACGATAAACGAATACGAGAAGATATGACAAATCAAGTAACAAGCATCGAGCAATCGAAGCGGCTGCTGGAACTGGGCGTGCCGGCGGAGATGGCCAGCATGGTATGGGATACTATATCCCTTGCGTCACATCCAATATTGAGGGAATGGGACACAAGTACGGATACGAAACGTTGGCAGGTAGATCGTGTTGGCCATGTACCTGCCTTCACGGTCGCGGACTTGCTGGGAGCGTTGCCAAGTCATTGCCGAATGCCCGACGGAGCGTGGATCAATATGGAGATAGGGAAATGGGAGGACATCTGGTGCCTCTCGTACTACCAGATGGCCTCCGGAAGCGATGAGGTACTGTGTGGCGGCGCAGGAAGGGAATACTACTTATCGGTACAGTCGACACAGCTTATCAACCTGCTGTACGGAGCGGTCGAGTGGCTTTTATCAAAAAAGTGCAAATTGAAGATATGAAAAAGATAATGTTCAACGATCTTTACGGGTAGTTTACGAATTTGAGTTGGTGAAACAACGAGATTCGATGCAAAACTTTGAAACCTTTCAAACATTTTGAAATATGAGAGAAATTAAATTCCGGGGCAAGCGCCTCGACAACGGGGAGTGGATCGAGGGCGATCTTCTTCGAATGCTTGACCATTGGTTTATATTCCCCGATCCTGCGCCGGAAGGGATTGATAAATACGAATTATAAATTGTATGGATATTACGAAAATGACAGCAGCACAACGCGCCGAACTGAAGGCGCAGCTTGAGGCCGAGGAGCGTGCCGAGAAACAGAAACGCGAAGAGAGTATTGCCGCATACAAGTCGTCGGTGGATGAGTTCTGCCGCAGCAAGTTTAGCCGGTTGCAGGCGTTGAGCGAGGAGATGCGCCGGTTGAAAGAGGAGGTTTTCGGCGATGCCGAAACGCTGATCGCGCTTAAGGATGAGTTGTTCCGGACCAAATCGGACCGACACAGCAATCAATTCACGACTTCCGACGGCAAGATCACCGTGGCACTCGGTTATCGCACCAACGACGGCTGGGACGATACGGTGAATGTCGGGGTCGATAAGGTCAAAACGTTCATCAAATCGCTGGCCAAAGACGAGGATTCGGCGGCTTTGACCGAGATGGTCATGAATCTGCTGGCGAAGGATCGCAAGGGAAATCTGAAGGCCAGCCGCGTACTGCAACTGCGCGAAATCGCCCGCAAATCAGGCTACCCGCAACTGATCGAGGCCACCGACATCATCCAGAACGCCTACCGGCCCGTCGATACCTGTCAGTTCATTTCGGTATCCTACAAGGACGACAAAGGTGTGAAACAAACATTGCCGCTCTCGTTGGCGGCCATGGAGTAGTCCCGAACGGTTGTCTGCAGCGGTTCGATTCCGCCGCCGAGAACATTGCCGGAAAGTAACAAATTTTGTAGCTTTGTATGTGTTTAACTAAAAATATAATTTTATGGATCTTTATTTCGTAATTCTTGGAATTCTGTTTTTCATTTTTGGACTCCTCCAAATTATTCTGTTTTTCAAATTATGGGCTATGACCAACAATGTAAAGAAGATTGCACAAGGCAATGATTCTCCGCATGTTGATTGGCAACTTCGGGCTTGTGTTTTAACTGGAGATATGGATCGCGCCAAGAAATTGATAATTGAAGATTTTGTCGAAAAGGTGCGATTACATGTTATCCAACACGGGCCGTCCGACTACATAGGAACGATAAAGCAGGAGTGCCGGGCCAGATTCAAGGCAATCGGAAAACAGATGCCTGAAGCCATTGAAAAACTCCAGAATGGAGCAAATGTCATTCAGTTGATACCATAATTATCCCGTTTTTATATGCGATAATTCTTATTCCTGTCCCGAGATTCGATGTAAATATGTATAGAGTGCGTTTTATTTTGCAAAGGCCCGGCTATCGCAAACGCTATCTCGAAGGCCTTTATCGACCAAGAGGTAATCTCTCGGTCGATGCGATGCGCAAAGCCTGTCAGGAGGAACTCCGGCAATATTTGGAGGCACAAGATCCGGAATATCGTAAATTCGACATAAAACTCACATATTTCAACCGTCTTCGCATTGATTTTCTACTGAATGTGGGGATTGTTTGATAACATAAAAACGCTGCCAAGAATCGAAAATCGGCAGCGTTTTTGTTTCCTCCAGTGCAAAATTTCGTATCTTTGCAATATGGGTAACACGTCAGACAATCAACTCATTCTTTTCCACTGCCCGACCATTGAGAAAGCCGGGAACCGGCGGCGTACACGTTCTCTGCCCCGTTCGGGAGATGGAAACATCACGTCGCGTGCAGACCGAATCGCCAAGCGCAACCGCCTCCTGACGGCCCGTTATTACTACTGGACAGAGTTGGAGCGGCGACGTTTCGACGATGTGCTGAAGATCCTTGCCGACAATGAATTTTTCGTCGAGGACCGTACGATCAGCAACGCCCTGGTCGCCGAGGACGAGTTCTACAACAAGCTGATCCGTCAACGTACGACCAAACGCCAGTTGCGTCGGATGTTTCCCGGGTTCGACTGGGGTTAATCCATAAACTCCGATTCGTAGATCATCCGGAATATTTTCAATCCGTTCGACCTATTCTCCGTTAAGACCGACACCCGGGATGTCGGATTGATCTTGCGTCCGAAAGACCACCATTGAAGCGCCTTGTGTATATTCTGCAGGGTGTCGTACTGTTGAAGCGCTTTTTCACGACTCTCTTGCGGTGCGGATGCGTTTGCCGTACCCCAGACGTTGAATGCCACTTGCAGTTGAAATCTCACACGCACGCGTTGTTTTCCGGCCATGTGGGTCGTGCATTGCGGGTAGCTCATCTCGACCAGGCAGCAGGGGAAGGCCACCGGAGGCCGTTCCGAAACATTGAGTTGTCCCTGATCCGAATCGATCCATCGCAATTCGGGGACTTTGTTTTTCAGCTGATCGCACAGGGCGATGAAGAGTTCTTTTTCCATAATCAGTTGTTTAATACGGATTCCACATAAGTCTCGATTCTTTTTTGCAGCTCGGTTTCGAGTTCCCGGGCGTCGCCGATAAACTGTCGCCGGGGAATGTTCACCCTTCGGGTGTGCTGCCGAACGCTCTGATCACCCCGGCGCGTGTGCCGGATATGGGCCGGAACCGCAACCGCACCTTTGAATCCTTCGTTGTGTACCCGGGCATAGTCCACTTTCTCGTTTCCGGCCGCGATGACGATCCGCCCGGGCGTGACCACGACAGGCCGGATGCTGTTGAGCAAAGCTCCGGACTGCACGAGCAGTGACCCCGATTGTTTGGGGACCCGGGGTGGTGCCCACGGATTCCCGTCAAAGGCCTTGTGCCGGAACGTGTCCTGGAAATATCCGACGGATGTTTCAGCGACGATTTCAGCCGTTCCCTGCAGGATCTCCTCCATACGCTTCTCGAGGAGTTTGTCGATTTCTATTTTCATAAAAATTTTGTATATTTGTTCCGAAGCGTACAATTCCGGGGGTGAATCGAATTCTGCTATCCCTCGCGGGTGATGGGGGCATGGGACCAAAGTCTGGGCTTGATACAGCGGATGAGTACGTTAACCCGAAGCAGCGGTATGACACTGGCTATCCAAGGCGTTGCGGATACCTGCAGGACGTGTTCCCAAGGTAAACAACAGTACGTCCGGACGCAAAGACATGCCGCTACGACTTTTTTATAAGCAAGCCCCGTCGGTATCTCCATCGCGGGTCAATGTGGCGGCTGCTTCGCGTTTTCTGTTTCAAATTCGGAGTCTGAACGATCTCGAACCAGGTCGTTATCCTATATTCGAGATTTTCATCCACTTCACAGATCACGTCGATCACCTTTCCGTCATAGAATTTTATGAAATTCATGTTCCTGAACGGTCTGTGATAATCGTTCAACCAAACCTCGTCGGGATTCTTCAGCACCTCTTCGACACATGCCAGTAACGGCACCCGCACTTTCTCATAGTTCCCGGTCGTATGAGTTCGGAACACCTTCTCGTCCATAACGACTTCGCGGCCTTTGTAGTCGTGTAGCGTCTTGTGAGCCTCGTACCATTCTGCGGCCGAACCGCTGTATTCGGGCATCGGTTCCGTCGCTGCCGCCAGGCGTTTGGCAAACGAGTCGAGTCCCCAGTCGTTGTAGTAGAGTCGGCCAAGTAGCTTCGAAGCCTTGTTCTGGAAGCGGCGGATGTAGAACTGGTTCTGCGTGAACACCTCGCCGGTGAGGGCACGGTTTACGCCCCAACCCTGTGCTGCGGCTTTTTTCCACGTCGCCGTTCCGAAGAACTCGTCCACGCGCTGTTGCGAGGCTTCGACCGTCTCTTTCTTGACCTCATGGGCCATCCGCGGCACGACCCGGCAGCGACATCGCCAGTCGTTCGGCGGGAAGATCTTCTTCCATCTGGCATCGTTGTAGGGAAGGACGATCCCTTCGAGCTGGCGATGAGACGGACGCACACGATCGTCTCCGACCGTCCGGTACTCCCAGTAGGGGAACAACTTTGTCTTGCCCATCAGCCGCCGGTAGGTGCTGGCGGCTTCGGCCGTAAGTAGTGCCGTGTCGTACTCGGTACGTTGCCAGTCGCGGTTGAATGCCGTACAAATCTTGCGGGCCTCACGTTCGAAGTCGGCGAAATTACTACTTTCACGGAAGAGGCGGTTGAGTTCCTGCAATTCGGCCAGGGTTTTGGCTGCCGAGAACTGGAACAGGTTAATCTCCATCGCTGTCTGTAAAGCGTCGTCACGTACTCCGTACACAACCCCGATATCAGCATTCCCGATGCTGTCAGCTTCCGGTTGAACGGCCTTCAAAAGGTCTTCGGAAAGGAATCGAAATAGCTCCGTGTCGAACGCGGGCTGCGAGGCGGCCACACGTCCCATCAGCCTCTCTTCGAGCGTATCACTGTCCTGCATCCGCATGAGGGCAGTGCCATCGAACGCCCCGCCCTGCGGGGCTTTGACGAAAAAATCCCATAAGCGGCGCCAAATGTTCCGGTTGTCGGCATTCCGCACCTTCTCCTCGACATCCGTATCCGTTTCAAGGTGCGAGCCTAATACCATATTCGACTTTTCTCCGGCGATCACCTCTCCTTTGTCCGGCATGGGGATCGAATACTTGTCGTGAATGAATGCTGCGGGGATATCGATGATCGTCGAGAGCTTCACGATTTCGTCCACGGAGAGCGGGTCGGCTGCCTTCGGATAGACGAAGCGGCCGCCTTTCACGGGTAAGCCGCAAGTCTCCAGAACAGGCAGCAGCCGTTCATTGAGCGTACGTTGTACAAAACGCAGGTCGCTCGTGTGTTTCGAATCCTCGACCTGCAGATGCACTTCTCCGAGCGAGCGGGCTCCGCGCTCGCCCTGAATGGTGGTCAGCGTCTGTCCGAGGATCGTGATAAGCATCTCTTCATTCGTCGCCTGACGGAACTCATTGAATGACGAGCCAGACCCCCTATTTACCTCTTTGGTTTCAATGTCTGCCTCCTTGGGGATGACGAGATAAGGTGCGGATCCGGCCTCTTCCAAGGCTTGCTTAAGCAGTTCCCGGCTCTGTGGGTCGAACGTGTTGTATTTTCCGATACGCTGAGGCATTCCGAACAGCTCGATCCATTGAGCATAGTCGCCAAATCCACCGCGTTTCCAGATAGCATAGGGTGCAGCTTTGAGCAGCAGCCCGTAGTCCCCGGGACGACCGACGACCAGAAGGTTCGGATCCTGGTCGTACGGTACCGATCGATCTCCTGTGTCGTTCAGCAGAATCTGACAGTTGTCCAGGTCGATATACTTGGGTTTGATAGGTTCGACGTGGAATCCGCTGTTGAAAAAGAGCTCCACGCCCGCCCTGCCGTAGAACAGCCGGTGCATGATTTCGCGGATGAGCGTTTCCCAGGCTGTCGTGTCGATCATCGCTGCGATGGCGGGTTCTTCCTGTCCCCGGGCATTCATGAAGACGACTTCAGCATTCAGCACGGCCTCGATACGTTTGTTGATCGCATCGGCGAGGACTCCGTCGATCATGATGTCTTCGAACAGGTCGTAGAGATATTTCGGCCGTCCGTTGTCGGCCGAGCGCAAAGCTGACCGCCAATCTCCGATGTCGTACACGCGACGCTGCGGAGCCTGGACAACGATCTGCTGCACCACTATCGGCTTTGAGGCTTTCGTGCCGGAACTCTTTCGGGAAGATGTCTTATAACCTATTTGTGCCATAATCAAAAATGTTGTGATCGTTTTGGGTTCGACCCGAAAATGTACTCTCCGGCAGCGGGGTCGGGCTTTCCGTCGCCGTCGGCATCCTCCATTACGGGTAGGTTGGGTTTGATCTCCGAGCGCTGGACGGACTTCAGCCAGGCGACGGCCCGTTCGTATCGATCCTGCCGGAGCTGGAGATCCGTTCCTGCATTGCACAGGTTGATGAAGTGCCATACGGCGATGTCCTTGACGAAAATTAACAGCAGTGCGTTACGTTCGTCACCCTCGGTGCCGAAGATCTTCTTACGGTCATAAGCCCCGAGATACCCCGAGGCCTCCTCAATGGCGGCATCGATAGCCGCGGCCACGATTGCATCGTCCTCTCGGGCGATGGTTTCGATATTCTCTTTATAGAGATGCGTCTGCAACTCTTCAGGTGTCAGAAAAGCCATATTAGAAACGTTTTGATGCGCGTACTCGTTGACCGATGGTATAGGATCCCTCGTTGAGCGTGGAGATCTTCTGGTTGATGATCCATACGCCTCCTTCGATGCAGTCAGGGCCGTCGGCCGGAGATTTCATTTGTCGGTTGAGCAGCAGGAACTGCTCTTCGAGGCGTTTCATGTGCGGATTCTCTCGTTCGTCGATATTCAGTACCAGGCGCCCTTGGCGGATCAACGGTTCGAGGTTTCCCTCGATGCGTTCGAATTTCGGCGGTTTACAGCGACAGTCGGGTGTGATGCCGATGAATCCCCGTTCGCGGGCGCGGGCGGCGAACATTGGGAGGAACACCTGCTCATAGAAAGGATCCTGCAGGCTGTTGTTCTCGATGAAGTAATAAACCTGCACACGTTCGCTCGCATAATCGCGCAGGTTGTAGAACCAGTCCACGAACTCGTCGTTGGTGACATGGTCGAGAAATCCCGTATAGACGTAGAATGTCCCGTCGCAGTAACCGAGCAGAAAATCCGCTTTGAAACTCGATGCCTTGTTGCGGGCGTTTGACGGAGAAGGATCGGCGTAGGCCACTGCGAACTGGAGCCGTTGCATCGGCGGACATTTTCCCCAGATCACCTCCTTGATGACCTCGCCTTCGGAAAGCGGATTGTTCATATACTCCTGCTGGAAGGCTTTGGTGGAAATGGTCTGCTCGATGCGGCGGATACGCTCCTCGGTGTTCTTCTCGGGCCAGGTCGAGCGGCCTTCGGCATCGCGGATGTTCACAATATCCCAATGGTCGGCCTTGGCCCCGGCCCGCGTCACACAGCAATCCCGGGCAATGACGTTCCCGCAGAACACGACCAGCAGGTCGCCGCTCACGGATCGGGTTGGAATCAGGGCTTCCTCGAACCACTGCCACTTCTTTTTTACAATGTCGGGATTGCGGCAGTCGGCATCCGTGTCGAAATCGTCCGGGAGAATCGTATCCGGGCGGAAGGCATCCTTGCGGGTGCCTCGCGGCGATTCCATTGCACCGAGCGCCCGGAACGCCGCGCCCGAGGTCAGCGAAAACTCGTCGGCGGTCCAGTTGCCGGCCTCCCTCAGGTCCCCGTAGTAAGCCTTTAACAGTGAATTTTGTTCGAAGGACTTCTTGTAAGGATCCAGAAGCCGCGTGGCATTCTCATGGCTGTTGGAAACGAGCAGCACGTTGCGTTTGCGTTTCGTCAGTACAAGATACATGATGCATATGAAGACGATGGTCGATTTGGCCAGCTCGCGTGACCACGAGAGCACTTCATACCATTCCGGATTGGAGGTGATCCGCCGGATAGCCTTCTTCTGGAAGGAAGTGAAAGGATGCCGGGTGTATTCGGCGAAGAAGAAAAGCATCCACGAAACGGGATCCTTTTCGAGCTTCTCGAGTCGCCGCATCCGCTCCACAGGGGAGAGTTTGTCCACCGCCTTGTCGCGCTTCAGGGCACGGTGGTATTCACGCCATTCGTTCCAGGCACGCATGTCATCTACTTTACCCATTTCAGCCGTTCCTGTATGTATGAATCGAAATAGTCCGAGAGTATCTTGGCCTTCTCCAGGTCAATAGCCCGGACATAGTCGAGAATACCTCTTGACACATTGACAATGTCCCGCACGGAGGCCTCTTGTTCGAGCGCCTCGAGGTCGGCGGTGAGTTTGCGCCGGATATCTGCCTCCTTGACCGTCGGATAGCGTGCACCCTGCTCACGCGCCGCGATGCTTTCGTCGAGTTCATTAAGTTGCATGAGTGTCGATTTGATCCGTGCCTCACGGGTTTGGAGGAAATTCAACTTGAGACCCTCCCACTCTTTGGCCCATCGTACGATAGTAATCCTCGAGACACCGATCTTCACGGCAATCTCGGCCTGGGTGAGATCCGTAGTGAGGAAAAGTAGTTTCGCCCACTCCTTCTTCTGCTTGTTATCCAACTCTTGTGTCATGAAAAATCTCTGTTTTACACCCCAAAGGTAAGCTCTTCACCCGAACGGAGCGAATTGTGGATAAATGGTCTGCATGCAAAGTGCAATTAAAGTGTAATAAATTGTAAAACAATACAATATAATTTGCAAAACGGGTGTTTTCAATCCAATTTTGCCGAAAAATGATGGCTTTTATGAAACGATTTACATTCGTGTTGCACGACGAGACGGTCAATACCTACGGGTTCCGTATGCTCACCAGCGGCGCTAATCTCGAGGAGTTCCGCAAGAACCCCGTGATCCTGCTCAATCATAAGGACTGGGAGCTTCCGATCGGTCGTTGGGAAAACATCCGCATTGAAGGTACGCAGATCCTTGCCGATGCCCTCTTCGACGAGAAGGATGACGAGGCGGTGAAGATTGCCGACAAGGTCGAAGGCGGATTCCTGCGCATGGCTTCTATGGGAGCCTGGCCTCCCGAAGAGGTGAGTGACGCCGCAGAGTTGAAACTTCCCGGGCAGACGCTTCCGACCGTGACGCGCTGGACAGCCCGTGAAGCGTCCATTGTCACGATCGGGGCCAATCACAATGCCCTGGTACTTTTCGACCGTCAAACGGGAAAACCTCTCGATCTCACGGATGCTTCGACTGTCATCCGGCTTATGGACAGGCTCAATCACTCAAAAATCGATTCGAATATGAACAAGACTTTGAAGGAAGTCCTCAAGTTGCAGGACTCAGCACAGGATGCCGAGGTTATCGGCGCTGTGAACCGGCTGATCGAAAACAACGACCGGCTAACACGTGAAAATCAGGAACTCAGAGATGCTGCAGCGCGTGCGGAGTCCGAGCACAAGGAGATCCGGAAGTCCGAGGCGATTCGCCTCGTGGATGCAGCCATTGCCGACGGAAGGATCAATACCGCAGGCAAGGAGGCTTATCTGAAACTCTTTGATACGGATTTCGAGAGTGCCAAAGCCACCCTCGAAGCCATTCCGCACCGCAAATCCGTCACAGCGCTTATCCGTGAGGGTGAACGACGGCAGTCGGTCGAACTCTCCGACCTTGTAAACAAGTCGTGGGAAGAACTCGATAAGGCAGGGCGCCTTGTTGAACTCAGGGACAAGGCGCCGGAACTCTTCCGTGAGAAGTTCAAAGCGGCCTTCGGTACCGAACCTAACATGTAGAACTCATCAAAAACAAAAAACATTATGGCTATTCAAAAAGAAATCTGGGAGAAATCGATCGTCGAAGGTCTGTTCGCTCCCAACAGCTTCCTTTCGAAAGCGTTCAACGCCGACGAGTATGTCGAAGCGGGAAAGATCGTGCATATCCCGCAGGCAGGTGCCGCTTCGAAAGTCGAGAAGAACCGAACGTCATTACCCGCAACGGTAAAGCAGCGTACCGACACGGACAAAACTTTCGAGCTGGCTGCTTTCACGACGGATCCCGTTTTGATCCCCGATGCCGACAAGGTCGAGCTGTCGTACAACAAACGCGAGTCCGTATTACGGCAGGACAAGCTCGCCCTGCATGAGGCTGTGGCCAAGGATTTTCTGTTCGCCTGGAGTCCTGCCTCGGATCGTGTGATCGAAACCACGGGGGCACCGGTGGATGCTTACACACCTTCGGCGACAGGCAGGCGAAAAGGGCTTTGCAGGGCGGATATTCTGACGCTGATGACGAAATTCAACAGCGAGAACATTCCCCAGGAGGGCCGCTACCTGCTGCTCGATGCGCAGATGTACGCACAGCTGTTGAGCGATCTCACTGCCAATGAGAACTCCGCATTCCTCGCCTCGGCGGATGCCCAGAACGGCATCATCGGAAAACTCTTCTCGTTCAACGTCATGATGCGTTCACAAGCTACGCTCTACACTGCGGATAAAGCTCCGAAGCGGTGGGGCGAAAGCGGTGCCGCCACGGACCTGGCCGCAGCCCTTGCCTGGCACGATCAGTCCGTATGCCGCGCCTTGGGCGAAGTCAAGGCTTTTGAGCAGGAGAAAGCGCCCGACTATTATGGGGATGTCTACTCTTTCCTCGTACGTGCCGGAGGCAGCATCATGCGCGGCGATAATGCAGGTGTAATGGCCCTGGTCGGCACCGCAACCGAGTAAGCCATGAAACCGACGGATTTCAAGCGCACCTATTATCCGACAATCGAGCGGGTCTGCGCCGAAACAGGGTTGAATCCTCTGTTTGTTGCGGCGCAGGCCGCCCTCGAAAGCGGATGGGGCGATCATGCTATCGGAAATAATCTTTTCGGCATTACGGCCGGAGATAAGTGGACCGGAAAGCGGCGAACCGAACGGACCTTCGAATACTTTTCGGATGACCGGCAGAGCGGACGATTCGAGAAGGTTTATTCGATCACCCGGACTTCGGATGGACGCTACCGTTACGAGGTCGATCGCAAGTTCCGCGACTACGACACGCCGGAGGAGGGCATCCGCGACCATGCGAAGGTCCTTTCCGCCAAACGCTACGCAGTAGCCTGGGCGTATCGTAACGACATAACACGTTTCGCTTATGAGATCGCCAAGGCCGGGTACTGTACGGCAGAACCCGCAGCCTACGCGGATTTGATCTCGAAGATTGCACGCATGATCGAACGGGCGTAAACTAACTTTCAAAAACCGATTGAACGATGGACAGCATTTGGATGCAGATACTCGCTTTCGCACTTCCCGGGGGATTCCTCGGCAGCGTTTTCACCTGGATCTTCTCGCGCCGCAAACAGAACAACGATTTTCTCAAAGAGTTGCAGAGTTCGATCAACCTGCTTTCGGGCGAAAACAAGAAGATTCTCGAAGAAAATATCCAACTGCGGCGGGAAAACATCGACCTCAAGGCCAACCAGGAAGAGATGCTCGTACGCATCGACCGGCTGACTAAAGAGGTGGAGCGCCTCCGCAAGACCATCGGAAAACGAAATTCGTATGAAGACAAGACTCTTTTTGCTGCTCTCCATCCTGCTGCTGGCAAGTTGCACTGCGACGAAGAAGCTCCTCTCGACAGGGACACAGAACAGGACGGATACCGTGTCGCACATGCAGCGCGGCGCACAAAACGCCGTAGAGCAAACCGCACGAGCGGCAATGAACTCTCGATCGGAGGAGACCTCTGTGCTGCGGGCGCTGCGGACGGAGGCGATTCCGCTTCGGACAGCAGCGGTGACGGTGACGGAGGAGAGCCTCCGTAATCTGCCGGAGGGGGCGGCCTATGTTGCCCGTGACGGTCGGCTGACGCTCGAAGCCCGGCGTGACGGGGATACCATCCGCATTTCAGCACGCAGCGATTCGCTTGCCCGACGAGTCGAATATTACAAAGCGACCTCGGCCCGGCAGGACCGATATGCAGATTCTCTGAAGGAGAGTCTGGCAGAAACCCGGGAAGCATACGACCGACTCCTCGAAGTCTCCAGGCATCAATCTTCGGAAACAGCAATACAACAAACGCGGTCCCCGGCCTATCGGGGAAGGTGGATGCTTTTCGGAATCGTTATCGGATGTCTCGGCAGCTGGTGGGCTCATAAAACAAACTTATTTGCAAAACTTTTCAAAACAATTTAATTATGTCTAAACGATCTGTAATTCAAACTAACGACGGCTATCTGATGCTGCTCGACGCTGTCTATTTCAACGGCAGACGCATGGGGAACATTTCGGAAGAGGGCCTTGACTGGGGCGGTGAAGACGCCCAGACCGTCGAACTCTGGGCCGCACAGATTCGGACCAGTCCCGTGCTGGATATCGAAACGCGAGCCGCGACGAATGAGATTACCGGAAAGATGATCGAAATGGTTCCCCAGAACTGCGTCGATCTGATGGGCGGCAAAGTCGCGGGTGAGGAGTGGCAAATGCCCGCCAGCTCGATGCGTGTCGAAGGAGATATGCGCATTCTGACCGGTACGGGTAAGACCGTCAAACTCAAGCGCGTTTCGTTGCGTGCCTCGAAGATTCGCGGCGGCTTGGGCGGCGAAAACGTCCTCGGCATCGAATTCGGACTGAAGGTCCTGGCCCCGCTGGACGGCTCTTCGCCCGGTTCGATTCTGCCGACGGAGCCCTTCATCGAGGCCGACCCGACGTCGCTGACCTTCGAACAGGCAGGCGGCAGCCTCCCGGTCGATATCGAAGCATCGGGTCCGTTCTCGGTAGGTGCTGTGCCCGAAGGCTTCTCGGTGGAAGTCATAAACGGACGCGTCACGGTGATCGCCGAAGCCAATTCCACGGAATCGCCCCGCTCCGGACAACTGGAATTCATCCTGGAGTCCGATCCTGAAACAAAAGCTACCGTATCGCTTTCGCAGCCCAATGCCTAAGCCATGAAACGCAATGTAGAACTGGAGGCAGCGGAAGCTCTGCTCGATGTGGGGATTCTGCTGCCTCTTCTCCGATTCCGCCTGCCCGGAGGCCGGGAGCGGGTGCTGCGCGTAACGATGCGGCGCCCCTGCCTGGGAGGGCAGATGCGCATCGTACGCCACTACCTGAAGCTGGGAATCACGGCCCGGGAATGGGATGCTTTCTCCGAAGACGAGGAGCGTGCCTTTTTCGACCGGCATGCCAAACGCCTTTCGCTGATCCTTGCGCTGACGATATGTCGCGGCTATCTGTCCGGACTCCTGCTGGCCCCCGTGGTGGCCTGGTTGATCCGGTGGAAGGTACCCTCCGAGTACCGGATCGAAGCCCAGCGCTGGTTCCGCAGAATGCGGGGCACGCGGGATTTTACGAGTATTATCGAATCGGCCGAGAGTATCGATCCCTTCCGGTACGAAGCGAGCCGCCCCAAAAGAGCAGGAAAGGGGAGTTAAGAACCGTTTACGAGAGTTCCCATAGCCCCTTCGGAATCGTTTGGCAAATTGCCTCCGCAACAGGATGGTCGGTGCATTACATTCTGTGGAAGGTCAATTTCCAGACACTGGCCATGATGCTGGCCGATGCCCCGCATTATCGAAGCGTCCCGGCCGAATGTACGGAAGCCGGGAGTGCAACGGGAAAACCCGATACCGCACAACTCTTTCAATCGAAACTCAACTTGCAATGAAACCCGTCGAGATAGAATTCCTCGTAAAGAACAATACCCGCCAGGGACTCTCCGGAGTTTCCGGCGGGATTGATGCCGTGGACAAGGATGCCGCGCAGGCGCGAGGCCGTATTCAGGCTTTGAAGGATGAAATTGTGCGACTTCAGAAAGTCATAGCCCAGACGCCGGAAATGGATCAGACGGAAAACATCCGCCAGATAGAAGCGTTGCAGCGGCAGCTCCAGGCTTTGCAAGCCGCAACCAAACGCACCGATCTGGTTCCTGCAAGCGCTCCGGCAGCCGTAAGGACTTACAACGGATTGAACATGTCGATCCAACAACTGGCCCGGGAGCTGCCGGTATTGTCGATGGGGCCTCAAATGTTCTTCATGGCCATTTCGAACAACCTGCCGATCTTCACCGACGAACTGGCCCGTGCGCGTAAAGAGTACGAGGCGATGATTGCCAGCGGGCAGAAAGGCGTCCCCGTGTGGCGGCAGGTCCTTTCGTCCCTTCTATCCTGGCAAACGGCGTTAGCCGTCGGAATCACGCTGACAGTAGCGTACGGCAAGGAGATCGGAAACTGGGTAGCGAATCTGTTTCGGGGAAAGAAGGCGCTCGACACCGCTCGCATGGCTTCCGAACGTTTTCAGAATACGATGCTCGAAGGGGCTCGAAACGCCCAGCAGGAGGTCGTAAAATTGAATCTTCTCTACCGGGCCGCAACGGATAATGCCCGCGCCACAGACGATCGCCGGGAAGCCGTGCGCAAACTCAAAGAGGAGTTTTCGGGTTATTTCAAGAATCTTTCCGACGAGCAAATCATGCTCGGACAAGCGAATGACACTTACAAGGAGCTGATCAAAAACATTTACAAATACGCCAAAGCACAGGCGGCTTTCAAGAGCCTGGTGGATATCGAACAGCAAGAGCTGTTCTTCAATAACATACCGGATATCGAACAATTCCTAAAGGCTAATGACAAATACCTCGAGGCCCAAAAGGATGTTGCTGAAAAACGGAAAACCTACTATGCGAAATCATGGCGTCAACCAGGCTATGATCCCCAAACACGCAAAGATCTCTTACAGGCGAAAGACATTCTGTCAGATGCAGAAGAAAGTGTTTCTTACTGGCAGGAAAGGATTTTTGAAGAGATCAGGAAGAACAAAGGAGGAGAAGAGATTATCGATGAGATAGAGGAGAAATTCGATGGCAACCTCGGGGCATTTCTGCAATTCCTCGCAGAGCAGCGGACGAAATTGGCTGCCGTGGCGGAGCAGGCCCAGTTGCTGGAAAACCCGTCCGGCACGACGACCGATCCCGAACCGACTTCCATCGACCAACTCACAGAACAGTATAAGGCGGCCGTACGTCGCCAACAGCAGAGCCTCGACGACCAGCGGGTCGAGTTGATTGAAAACGAATTCGACCGGGAACGGGAAGCGATCCGCCTCAATTACGAGAAAAACCGTCAGGAATATGAGCGGCAGGAACAACAGACGCTCGCGCTGATTCGCAAACTCCGGGAGTCGGGGGCCGATATCGATTCGAATGCGGAGAAAACCTTTATGGCCGGCACGGCCGCTGCAATAGCCCAAGCTGCGGAAATTCGGGACAGAGAGCTTGCGGATGTCGATAAGAAAGAGGAGGCTTCATACGCCAAGTTGCTGGAGAAGTACGAAACCTACCAGCAGGGGCGTCTGCGAATCGCCCGGAAATACGATCAGGATATTGCCGCTCTTGCCTCAAATCCGGAGGCCCAGCAACTCGCTCGGGAAGCCAAACAAAAAGCGCTCGACGACTTCACGGAACAATTTGCAAGCCAGTTCCCGGAATTCGAAGCCTGGGCCGACCGGGTCGTCACTGCCTCGGTCAAAAAGCTGGAAAGCCTGGTGATCGAAGCTCAGGAAGAGCTGGAGAACCTGCAAAGCGAGACGCCGGATGATGGTAATGCCATCGCCGTTGCGCGGGCCAAACTCCGCAAGGCCGAACAGCAACTGGCGAAAAAACAGAACCAAACGGAACAGGAAACTACCGATACGACTTCCTGGACGGAGCTTCACCGCGTATTGACCGACGTTATCGGCACTTTCAATGAGGTCGGCGATGCCGTCGGGGGAGCCGGAGGAACCATCATCGCCACCGCAGGAGATATCGCCGGCTCTACCCTGCAAATCATCAATGCCGTTCAGGCATACCGGAAAGCTCAAGCCGCATCGAACACGCTCGGCATGGCCTCCGGAATTCTCGGAGGCATATCTGCCGGTATCGGTGCGCTGACCACTATTGTCAATTTGTTCGAGGGCGGTGAAACTTCGATGGAGCGCAACCTTCGTCTGGCCCGCGAGTTCAACGAAGAACTTCGGATCATGAAAGAGCGCAGCCGTATCGACTCCGATGAATTCGACAATATCTTCGGGGATCGGGTGTACGACCGTTACAAGCAAAATATCGATGTAGTGCGCACCTCGCTTGAAGAGCTGGAGAAAGTCCGGGAGAGAATCCTCTCGCGCGGGGAAGAAAAATATCAGTTGCCGGGAGAGTGGCGAGGCGGAGCCGGCACGGGACTTTCGGGGCTGTTCAGGTATGAAAAAACTTGGGAGAACATTGCCGATTCGATCGCCAACATGCAGGTTCAGACACGTCACTCGACCTGGTTCCGCTCGGCAAAATATCAGTCCCTCGGTTCGCTGCTTCCCGAATTATTCACGGATGGCGAAGTCGATATGGACGCGCTCCGGCAATTCGTCGAAGAGGGCGGAGAAACTTTCCAGCACCTGGCACGGGAGAATCAGGAGATGCTCCGCGAAATGGTGGACGACTGGGAAACCTACGAAGAGGCATTGACTGCGGTCCGGGATTATTTGCAGGATATTTTCGGCGATCTGGGCCGTACGCTTACCGATGCTTTGGTGGATGCTTTCGAAAACGGCACCGATGCGGCGGATACTTTTGCCGACAGCGTCGGGCAGGCCCTGCGCTCGCTGGCCAAGGATATGATCTATTCGAGTACGCTCGGTAAGGTATTCGAAGATGCCCAAAAACGCATCGAAGAGGTCATGCAGAGCGACCTTTCCGACGAAGAGCGGTTCGCTCAATGGAGCGAAACGATGAAATCGCTGGTTTCGGATGCCATGGAGCAACAGGACGATTTCAATCGTCTGTGGGAAGAGTTCCGCCGCATTGCAGAAGAGAACGGACTTTCAATCGACGAGGAAGCCGGCACTTCGCAGCAGAGCGGTAAGGCAGGAGCCATTCAGACCGTAACGCAGGATTCGTTCTCCCGCGTCGAAGGACTGGTCACATCGGTACAGATCCATTCCGCGAAGATCGACGAAAACATCGAAGGTATTGTCCCGGTTCTCAAAGGGTCACTCGAAGCGATGAATGCCATCCGGGAAAATACCGAACCGATACCCCAAATCTATGAACTGTTGCAAACCATAAAACGCGACGGATTAAAAGCGATCTGATTATGGCTGAAATACTCGAAGGACTGTTGCTGATCAACCAAACGGATGTATATGCCCGTTTCGGGGCTTTCCTCGCGGAAACCGCTGAAGACAGACACGACAACTACGATTCGCTGCTTGCACCTCCGGCTCTCAAGCAGCAGGCGGAGGTTTCCATTCAGGAGGAGGACGGTGTCCGTATGCCCGATATACTGACGCAGACTTATGAAGCCCGCGATATCACGCTGCGATTCGCCATCGTCGCCTCGAACGATGTTTCGTTCTTCACGCGCTACGCCTCGTTCGTGAAATTTCTCAAGGAGGGCGACGACGGGTGGCTGGCGCTCCATCTGACGGACGTAGGGCTGAAATTCCGGGTTTATATGACCGGATTTTCGGATTATTCACAACTGGCGCCATTCGGAAAGGGAGAGGTCGCAGCGACCTTCTCGGTGAAATTCCGGGAGCCGAAGCCGACATTCGAACTCGCTGCGTCGATCTAAAGGTCACGTTCAAATCTTCAAAAAATGGAACTCAAAATATATTCGAAAGAAGGGAATTTGAAGCTGACGGCCTCTCCCGATAGTAACAGTGCTGCAACCTGCGGCATACAGGAGGAGAGTGTCCTCTCGCTCTCCTTCACGGCCTTCGAATGCGTCACGCTCGAAGTTTACGATTATGCGGACTTCCTCGGACGGCGTTATTGGATTCTCGAACGTTATCAGCCGAAGATGAACTGCGACAGCGAATGGAGCTACTCGGTGCAACTGTCGGGGGTCGAAGGACTCACCACGCAGGTCCTGATGGTCAATCCGGATGATGACGACAATCCGATTCTGACACTCACGGCACCGGCACGCGAACATGCGGCGCTGATTATCGCTAACATGAACCGCAAAATGGGGACGACCGAATGGAAAGTCGGAGAAGTGGTCGTATCGGAGTACATCGATATCGAATATACGGGAAAGTACGCCTCCGATGCTCTTTCGGAACTGTCGTCTGCCGCCGGGACGGAGTGGTGGTTCGACGGGATGACGCTCAACATATCCCGCTGTGAGTTCGGCGAGCCTGTCCCGTTGTCTTACGGCAACGGATTGACCGGAGGAATCGAACGGAGCATGGCCGATGGCGTGAAATTTTTCACTCGGCTCTTCCCGGTAGGCTCCTCCCGCAACATCGATCCGGATCGGTACGGACATGCCCGGCTGCAATTGCCCGACGGGGCGAAGTACGTCGAACAGGATACCCACCTCGGTATCATCGAATATTTCGAGCAGGAAGCGTTCGATGCGATATATCCCCGCCGGATCGGGATGGTCGGTGCCGTACGGTCCGAAGAGCGCACAAGCGATGACGGCTCGCCGTTTACGGTCTGGTATTTCACCGATCCCGACATTCCGTTCGATCCCAATCAATACGAAATAGGCGGCCTCGTCAAACGGGTGACCTTTCAGACCGGAGAGCTTCGCGGACGGGAGTTCGAAGTGAATTACGACTCGGAAAAGAAGGAGTTCGAGATCATCACCCAATGGCCCTACGACAACGATATGCAGTTGCCGTCGGAACCGTTGGTCCCGGCTCCCGGGAACGAATACGTGCTCTGGAATATCAGTATGCCGGACAGTTATTATCCTGCGGCCGAACAGGAATTCAAAACTGCGGTAGATACCTTTATGGCCGACAGTCGTAAAGATATATCCGTGTTCCAGGCATCGACGGATTTTACGGTTGTCGATAAAAGAAACCTCGATTTGAAGCCGGGACAACGGATTCGGCTCGGAAGCGACAAGTTTTTTCCCGATACCGGATATCGCGATATCCGTATCGTCGCGATCAGTCGCTCCGTCGTTCAGCCCGGAAGCATGACTCTCAAAATGAGCGATGTCCTCTCCACAGGTCGTATTTCCCGCATCGAAAATCAGATTTCGGAAGTGACGCAGATAACCCGGCAGGTTTCATCGGAATTTCCTGACATCATTAAATCGTGGGAGGAAACACCGGCGAGCGACACGACGCTCTATTCGTCGCGTAAGAGCGAACGGGAATTTCTCAACAAGCGCCGGGGAGGTACGGTCGAAGGAATCACCCGATTCCTTAAGCGGCAGCAGCTCGACGAGGGATTCCGGACAAGCGACTTCGCCAGCGGCATCACCGGCTTCGGTGCACAGATCGACGGACGAGGCGCCGGCGAGTTGGAGAGCCTCTTCATCCGTCGTTTTCTGGAGGTTCCGGAGCTTCGGTACAACCGTGTGGGCATCAGCGTCGGGGACGACTGGAGCGCTCCGGGCGCCGGGGTGATCGAGAGCGTGGACAAGGATCAGAAGCTCGTAACGCTCAAACTCGAAGAGGGCGAGATCGGCGCCGTAGCGGTCGGGGATATATGTATGGGTATCTTCCACGACTTCGACCCGTCGAATAATGCGACGGCAGATTCCGACGACGGCCGGGGCAACTTCTCTTTCGCAGGCTTCGCAACGGTCTATTTCCGTATCACGGAGGTCCTGGGCGACCGCAACGAGCAGTTCCGCTACGAGCTGCGCCCCCTGTCGGCCACCTTTACCAAGCAGATCGATCCGATGGAATCGATGACCTTCGTGGCCTACGGCTCATTCACGAATACCGCCCGGCAGAGCTCGCGCTACTCGACGCGCACCTACCAGCGTTATCTGCGCAATGTCAGCGACTGGGAGTTTACGGCCGAGAATATCGCCGCGCAGTTCGGCGACCTTACGAACCTCTCCGTCTTCGGGATCCAGATGTCGGGCTATTCGGCCTATCTGGATAATATCTACCTGCAAGGTATGATCAGCAGCCTGGACAAGAAGGCGCTGCTGGACACCCGGAGCAAGCTGTTCCGGCTGGTCGGGGACGACGGCGTCGGCGTGGCCTTCACCCCGGAGGCAGGCTGGAAGCAAGGCAAGCTCTACGACCCCGCAACAGGACAGTTCCAGAAGGAGTTCGACATCGAACAGATCGATCAGACGGCCACCGAAGCCCAGGACACTGCCAATTCCGCCGATCGCAAAGCTCAGCAAGCCAAAGATTACATCGATAACACGCTGCCCGGCGAATTGTCCGAGATCAACAAACGGCTGGACGGTGTCGTGGGAAACTGGTTCTATCCCTATACTCCCTCGCTTTACAATGAACCGGCCCAAACATGGATAGCGGACGGCGAGCAGGAAAACCATATCGGCGACACGTTCACCAATACGCTGCCCGCGAATTTCGACCCGACGGACGCAGGCTGTTGGGAGCAGGGCAGCATCGGTGCATCCTATATCGACGGCATTAAGACCTGGGATCAGATCAAAATCGCCGACAGCACCCGCATCCGGCTCAAAACTCCGGTCGGAGGAATACCCAAAGGCGCCGTACTGTCGGTGGGCGAAGGCTATACGATGGGTTACAATCCGATAGCGTCATCCGGAGCGGTTATAGCAAGTTACGTATGGAGCCAGAGCTATACCGTCGGAAGCGACAACCCCTACATAGCTTTTGTCATCCGCAAAACCGATAATGCCAAAATCACTCCGGCGGAATACCCGCAGATTCACTTCACCATATCGAGCGACGAGATGACGAACCCCGATGCGGGCAAATCGTGGCGGTGGGTAAAAGAAGAGGACGGAACCTATAAATGGACGCCGATCGCCGACAGCGATGCGGTAAAGGCCCTGCAAGAGGCGGCGCGGGCGCAGGACACGGCCGATGCCAAACGTCGTGTATTCGTCGTAACACCGACTACACCCTACGATGTGGGTGACATCTGGACGCAGGGCGAAGGTGGCGACATCATGCGCTGTATCGAATCCCGTGCAACGGGCAATTTCGAAAGCTCGGATTGGGACAAAGCATCCAAATACACCGATGATACGGCAGCCAACGAAGCCAAAGACGAGATTGCTAATCTTCAGTTCGGCGCCCGCAACTATATAGCCCGACAATTCCTCTATGCGTGGAACAGCGCCAAAGAGGGTGTTTCGGATGTGGTGACCTCGGGATCGGACGCAGACGGAGCCTACATGAAGATCGATGCCAACAAAGCGAGCAATGCAGGGGTAGCTATTGCGGCTACGAGCCAGATCGTAAACTGGACGGATTGCTTCGGGGGTAAGATCGCCTACAAGGCCGGCATGTCCTATGTCTTCAAGGCACGCATCAAACTGCCGGAAACCAAGACCGGCTGCGTGTTCTGTGCCGTTTATGAAGACGGATACGACATTATATCACGCCCGCCATCTGCTCCATATTCTGATGTGTATGAAGCCGTTTATACGACCAAATCCGGAAAGTCCTTGTTAAAAATCGTACTTTACGTCGATTATTGGCGACCGATTTACATTTACGACATCCAGCTCACGGAAGGCAACAAGGCCCCCACGGGATACATCACGGCCGAAGAGGATGTGCAGGCGCAGATCGAGCAGGTGAAGCTGGATGTGGACTACATTGCCTCGGATTCGAGCCTGACGCCATCCGACAAACAGCAGGTGGCTAATGAATGGGTGCGGATTCAAGGCGAATACTGGAGCATCATGGCGAATGCCGAAAAGTATGATGTCCCCACGGATTCATTTACGGTCTATTTCCAGGCACTCGAAGATTATCTCACGCCCCTGCTGGCCGATATGAGTACGACATCCGAGATAACCGGCACCGAGTTCAGAAAAGTATTCTCCGATTATTATGAAATAAGCAGCAACATGTCGGACTTGATCGACGACGCGATAGACGAATCCATCAAATCGACAGAGTACCTCAAGAAGGCTATGGAAGACGGAAGTACCGAGGTGAAAGGCGGTCTGATAATGACCAATGTGATGTTGCTGAAAAATGCTGAAGGCGACGTGACGGCCGGCGTGAGCGGCTTGCAGGAAGACGATGTGCCCTTCTGGTCGGGAGCCGACTACACAAACCGGAAAAAAGCCGTGTTCAGAGTACACGCCGACGGGGAAGTACACGCAACCAAAGGAACCGTCGGAATCCTGCAGGTCAAAAACGATTCCGTAGAGGTGAGCGATGCGGCCGCAAGCGGAGATAAAATCATACTCACCCCATACAGAATTACGTCCATATCGCAGGTTCTGGGTGCTGTGAGTGTACCGGGTGTCATAGAAACGAAAGAAGTGAGCGCACTGGCTACGGGACAAAGCAATCCTTTTGTCCGAAATGTTTACGAGTCAAGTCCGCCGTTTACCTGTGGGCAGGGAGTACAGATGTCAGCCCGGATTACAGCCCGCATCACAGGCAATGCCGAAGGAGGTGGCGGGGGCGTAAAGATCGAGGTGGTAAACGCTTTGACGGGGAAAGCCGATCCCCTGTACCGAAACAGCACGGCTGAAGCCCAAAACACGAATTTGAATATCGACGAGACGATTTCATATCTTTTCACTGGAGCAGCCCAGAAGTACTACATCCGGATTACGGTCGAAGCAACGGCAGCCGGAAAACTTACGGCCTCTGCAACGATGAATGCCGCCCAATTCAACTTCGTGAAAGACATCCGCAAGAACCTGATCGCTCCCAACGGAGTAGCCGTTGTGAAAGGATCGAGCAACTATGCGGTATTCACGGGAGATATTTTCGAAGTCCTGATCGGAAAAGCCGGATTACGTATTCAAAACGGGTATGTCTATAAGAGAGATACCGACCATACGACCTGGACAAAGATTTGAGAACCGCCATTGGAGACAGTCGTAAATTAATTGAAGAATTTTTAATGGCTGCGATGGACCATGTATGGAATACGTCGGTTGTCGGCAGAAAAGTGAAAGACGAAGTAGACGGTCAGCATCGAATCTGACAAATAAAGTCCTTCGGGGGAGGACACAAAAAATCCCCCGGTTTGTTAGCAGTCATCTCACCTACATACCAACAAATGCACGATTACTCGCAGCGACCGGGGGATAAAACCTCCTGCTGCGAGTAATTTTTTGTGTCGTTTCCTGTACAGGGGACGGCTGGTATGTAGATGAGATACGCAAAGATACTAATTTTAATAAAATAGCAAACTATGAGAACCCCTATTTCCTACTATGGCGGCAAACAGACAATGCTCAAGCACATTTTGCCTTTGATCCCGTCGCATAAGATCTATACAGAGGCATTTTGCGGCGGTGCGGCCGTCTTGTTCGCCAAACGGCCCTCCGAAGCTGAAATCATCAATGACATCAACATGGAGTTGACAAACTTCTACTGGTGTATGCAAGTTTACTATTCAGACCTCAAACACGAGATTAACAAAACACTACACAGCCGGGACCTGCACGCCCATGCCGGACATATCAACTCTTATCCGCAGTTCTTTACTCCCGTCGAACGGGCATGGGCCGTATGGGTGCTCTGTAAAATGTCGTTTGCGTCAATGATGGACGGGACATTTGGATATGACTTCAGCGGCACAATGACCAAGAAACTGCGTAACGCGAAGGATGAGTTCACAGAGCGGCTTTGTCAGCGGCTCGAACGAGTGACTATTGAGAACCGAAACGCTCTCGACGTGATCGACTGCTACGATGCTCCCGATACCTTTCATTTCGTCGATCCGCCTTATGTGAACTCCGATTGCGGACACTATGAGGATACATTCAACGAACAGAATATGGAGCAACTCTTGCAATTGCTTGAAACCGTCAAGGGAAAGTTTATGCTCACGATGTTCCCGTTCGATATGATCGACCGGTATGCCCGGAAGAACGGATGGATTATCCATCGTATCGAGCGGACGATCAGTGCCTCGAAATCAAATCGCCGCAGACAAGAGGAGTGGATGGTCTGCAACTACGAGGAACGGGCACAGGCATCTCTGTTCCAGGGTGAGTATTTAGGCGAATAGATGGAGCTGGTATTGATTCATCTTGAAATAAAAAACCGTTCGAGCGGCAGTTAAACGCCATTCGAACGGTATGTTTTCTTGATTCGCTTTACATATTTCCCGCGATATGTAAACGGATCGTGCATTTGCTTTACATATATTCTGCGCGTGTGCGAAATTTCAGTCGCTTTTCGTTTTGGATTACTTCAACCCTCTAAAAGTCGCATCTGGTTCTGAACTTCGTCGCATCTCGTTTTGCCGATTATAGGAAACTGTCGGCCCTCGACCGTCTGGCGTATATCGGCAGGCGGGGCATGGGGGCGCTGGAATTTCTGCCTCCGGCAGCCGAAGAGATGGAACAACCGTTCAAGGTCGAGATAGCCGACCTCTACAAGCTGGCCCAATCGGCGTTGAACGAGGCGAAGGACTTCAAGGTCGAGATACAGCCGGACTTCATGATCGAGAGCCTGTTCAAGGTAGGTACGTCCGCCGGAGGACGCAGGCCGAAAGCGATCATCAACCTCAATCCGGAAACGCACGAATGCTACTCCGGTCAGGTAGCGCCCCCACAGCCCGGATACATCCCCATGATTATCAAGTTCGACGAGCATTCGGATATTCCCACTACGCGCATTGAGTACAGCTATTATCTCATGGCGAAGGATGCCGGGCTGAACATGATGCCGTCGTATCTGGTGGAGGGCGAGCAGACCGCCCATTTCCTGACCGAACGGTTTGACCGCCGGGGAGGGAAAAAGGTACATGTGCAGACGTTGGCCGCCATGCAGCCCTCTTCCGACAGTTACGAAAGCCTGTTCGACACCGCCTGCCGTATCGGCATTTTGCCGGCAGAACTCAAGCAGTTGTTTCTTCTGACGGTCATGAATGTGCTGGGAGGAAACGTGGACGACCACAACAAGAATTTCGGCTTCCTGATGGGCGACGACGGGGTGTGGCATGCCGCGCCGGCATACGACTTCACGTTTTCCGTTGATCCGTCCGCACCGGGTTATATGAACCGCCATTGCATGACCATAGGCAACAAGAACTCCGACATCGGACGAGGCGACCTGCTGGAACTGGCCGGGCGTTACAACATCAAGGGGGCTGACGCCATCATAGAAAAAGCCATCGGCGTCGTTTCCGACTACGACCGGTATGCGGAACGGGCAGGCGTCAGCGGATATTGGTGCAGCCGGATAAAAGAGGAAACGGGCTACCGGATAGAAAACATGTCCGACGTAGCACGCCACCGAGGAATCGGACGGTAGCCGGGAGAACCGGATTCCGATATGAGGGAGAAAAGAGAAAGGAATGGGGACGCATCCTGCGGTCGTGGTTTCGCCCGCATTCGTGTATGAAACCGTAAGCATAAAGCCCGAAGAACGCGGCACATCGGTAGAGTTGATTTTTCAACCTTTTTCTATATAAGAAATATATTATTTGCACACAAAATCAACTTTCCCAATTTTGAGACAAAAAATATTATCTTTGCGGTTGAAATAGAAAACACATAATATACTGTGGATATAGAACAAAGAAGCAAAATAAACCAGTTGTTGCTTTCCGCCACTCCGAAAGGACTGTTGTTTTCCGCATGGCTGAAAAAGAACGGTTATTCCGACCAGTTGATAAAAAGGTATCGGGAGTCTGGCTGGCTTGCGATGTTGTCAAAGGGAGTCATGTATCGCACGGGAGACACTTTGTCGGCATACGCCGCCTTGTCTTGCTACAACAGGCAATTAGGCAAGACGTTCCGCGTTGCGGCGCATTCCGCGTTGGAACTGTTCGGTTTCAACCACTATGTGCCTATGGGCAAACCGCTGCTGATGGTAGCGCACGGCAAACAGCGTATTCCAGAATGGATACGCACCGATGTTTTCGACAGGGTAATAAAAACGTTTTCTACCGATACGTTTCCAGAGCCGCAAGTTACGACGATTGTGAAAGACGGGGTGGACTTGCCGGTTTCCACTCCCGAGCAGGCGTTCTTGGAGTGCCTGTTACTTGCGCCGCAACAATACTCCTACATGGACTTGTACTATATCATGGAGCAACTGACAACGCTGCGTCCCGATATGGTACAGCGGCTACTCGAAACGACCAAAAGCCTTAAAGTAAAGCGCATGTTCCTCTACATGGCAGAAAAGGCCGGACACTATTGGTATGATACGCTCGACACATCGAAAATGGAGCTGGGAACCTCCAAATTGCAACTGGCAACAACCGGGGCCTATATCTCCAAATACAAAATAACCGTACCCAAAGAACTGAACGAATATGAATGACATCTATAAAAAACAAGTGGCATTGCTGATACGCATTATGCCGTCCGTATATCGAATCAAAGATTTCGCCGTGCATGGCGGAACGGCCATCAACCTGTTCCATAAGAATATGCCGCGCTATTCAGTCGATATAGACCTCACTTATATTCCCATACAGGAGAGGAACGAGAGTCTGGAAGCCATCAACAGCCACCTGCGGACGCTGAAAAACAGCATAGAGAAATCCATACCGGGTATCAAAGTGATTCACAAGCCGAATGTCTGGAAATTGCAGTGTACTCTGGACGGCGCAACCGTCAAAATCGAAGTGAACGGGACAAAGCGGGGGCTCATCGGGGAAACGGAGGAGAAAACGCTGTGCCAACGAGCGGAAACGGAGTTCAATATGACCTGCAAAGCACGTACCGTCTCCTATTCGCAGCTTTACGGGGGTAAGATTGCAGCGGCATTGAGCCGGCAACACCCACGCGATCTGTTCGATTGCAAGTATATGAAAATAGCATCGTTCGATGATGTCAAGGACGGCTTCATACTTTGCCTGACAGGGAGCGACAAGCCTGTCATCGAATCATTACAGCCGAATGCCATCGACCAGACGGAGGCATTGGAAAACCAGTTTGAGGGAATGTCCGATACGCCGTTTACCTACCCGGATTATGAGGAGGCGAGGCACAAGCTCATTCGGCAGGTAAACGATAGCATGACCGAAACGGACAGGGAGTTTCTTCTGTCATTCGAAAACGGCGAACCCGATTGGGAAAAATGCTGTGCCGGAGATTTAAGCCGCTATCCGTCCGTGAAATGGAAATTACAGAATATCGCCAAACTCAAAATGAGCAATCCCCAAAAACACAAGGAGGGAGTGGAAAAACTACGGGCTTTTTTATTTCCGGAACAACGGTAAGCCTTCAACTCTTGAATTTGTATAATGGATGTCTGAGGGAAAAAGAGGGAAAGGAAGCAGAGGGGGGATAAAGGAACAAAAACCAGACAAGAAAACAACCCAAGAAAACACTACAAGAAAGCCCAATAAGCAAGATTTGAGAAAAGAGGAAATTTTGAAGTTCTGCATCGAACCGAAATCGTTGTTTGATATAATGCAGCACGTAAACCTCAAAGCCAGAAAAAACGTGATGAACGTCTATATCAATCCAATGCTTGCCGCAGGGGTGCTGAAGATGACGGAGCCGGACAACCCGACAAGCCGTAACCAGATGTATGTAACGGCAGAGGAAGCCCCGGAACATGGCGAAGCGTGAGCTTGCGAAGTTGCGACATGAGGGAGATAAAAAAAGAAGCTACAAGTTGCCGCAGCCAAAATGATACGCACCATGCCATGTGTGTCTGTCCCCGACATTTGTAGAAAAGGCGCTGTTCTTCTGTTTATCTTGGAGCTATAACGGGACGTCCCGCATCCGGTGCTATCGGTCGCAAACGAAAACACCGCCCCACTGTGTGGTGCGGGCGGTGTGAACTGTTGGCGGTGGCTTGTCAGGCGTGCTGTCCGCTCAACAGCAGGGCGCGTTGCTGCTCGCAGAAGCGGTCGTACTCGGCTTGGTCGGTACCGCTCTCGATAGCGCGGTCGATCACGTCTCCCAGTTCGTCGAAGCATACCTCGTCGTTGACACACTCCACCGCGGCGCCCTTCTGAAGGTAGACTTCGTAATAATCCGCGCCGTTGAGCGCTACAATAACATACCCGGTGTGCAGGCGGCCGTTGACTTCGATCTGCAACGCCGGCATGTCCTTATAGACGGTGGCGGCAAAACCTTCGACACCCCACGACATGAGAACGGGCATAGGTGTCAGCGATACCAACTGTTCGCGGATGGTCCGCGCGATTTCCATAACATACTCTTTTTCCATAACTTTGATATTTAGATGATTGTTTTCAGTCGAACCATTCGGGGTTGCTCTCTTTGAGCACAGCGATCAATTCATCTTCAGGCAGTCTGAGACTGGCAGTATCCGTGAAGTAGAACACTTCATCGTATCGCTGCCGGGCTTCATCATTGACAAAGCCTTCGTTCTGGTCACTGAAGCTGCCCTGCTGGAGGGCATCGAACAGATCGGTCGGGCCGATAATCAATTCGTCGTCTTCATTCGATTTTACCATGCGCATACATAGGCGATGCCGTCGAATTGCAATTCTCTTGTTCTCATACGCCTGTTATTTCAATGGAATGTGTCTTCCGTTCGCTCTGAGGTATTCCATGATTCGCTTCGCCTCCTCGTGCGACGCACGGTTGCGGTCGTCGTAACGGCGGGTTTCGTCCGCCATGACTTTGATGCACTCCTTAATCAGCCGATAGAGGCTTTGCTGAAGCGTCGGGTGCATGTCCGGAATAGCGGCCGCAAAGCGTGCGGGATTGAAGGCATAACTGTTGACCGCCATTTCCCACTCTTTGGCAAGGCGGTACTCTTTGCTCTCTCTAATGTCTTGTTCCATAGTCTTGAATGTTAGGTAATTCGTTTCTTTTTCTTCCCTCTGTTCGGCATCCCTTTCCGGAACCGTTCGGGTTTTACGGCGCTTCGAGGGGCTGACAGACAAGCCCTTTCCGACGCTTTTTCCGGAAAATTACACTTGCGCTGAAAGGAAGAATTTTCCCGGAAATGCACTTCAAAGCGGCGGAACCGGCGCGGCAGCCAACCTTTGCGACCGAAAAAACCGACCGGGGACGGGAAGATGGATGAACGGCAGGGGACCTGAAAACGGTAGAAAAGGAAATTGCCACACAGGTGGAGTGCGTGAACGACACCCGTGCCCGATAAAAAAGGCAGGCCGGGGACCGGCGAGACGAAAAAAGAGGACGGAAATCCGTCCTCTCTCCATTCATGCGGAAGTTTTCCGGGGAATCCGGCTCCTCACTCCTTGTCCTTGAGGTTGCAAAGCGGAACCCATACCGCATTCTCCCCGAAATCCTTGATACCGCGCTCGTCCAGAATCGCTTCGTTCAGGCTATCGAGAGCCTCGTCAGGCTCGTCGGGGAAAAGATACGGTTGCGATTCCGGCCAGCGGAGCGGCTTGAAATAGCGGTTCGGCTCCGGGTCTTTCCCGAGGCATTCGATGTAGTCGTATTCCGGGACATAGCGTGCCCTGCCCTCCGACGAAGGATAGCCGATGTGTTCCTCCTCGAAACAGGACGTGTCGTCGGGAAACTCGACCAACACGTACAAATGTTCGTGCCATTCCTGCCCGCAACCATCGCAAGAAAGCGTTCCGGTTTGTTTGTCGAAGCTGATCTGCGGATTGCTGCAAAGCGGGCACACCGGATAATACGGAAACTCCAACGCTTCGGCGATAGCTTCCATGTTCGACAAGAAGAACTGCTCCCCGTAACAGCGTCTCATCCTTTTAGCCAGTTCTCGCATCTGGGTATCCGTAATGGAGCGCGTGTCGAAACCACAGGATTGCAAATTTTCCCTACTGACCAAGGCAACGGGATAGAAACCTTCGTTGAGTCGTTGCAGGAGATCCTGCTCTTGCGGCGTCAGTGAGGTCTTCGCCTCGAAATACGCCCGAATGTCATCCAAAATTTGTTGTACCATTATTCATCTATTTTTGTTTTGTTTGTCCCTCTGTTCGGCATCCCTTTCCGGAGCCGTTCGGGTTTTACGGTGCTTCGAGGGGCTGACGGACAAGCCCTTTCCGACGCTTTTTCCGGAAAATTACACTTGCGCAGAAAGGAAGAATTTTCCCGGAAATGCACTTCAAAGCGGCGGAACCGGCGCGGCAGCCGACCTTTGCGACCGAAAAAACCGACCGGGGACGGGAAGGTGGAACAGCAGGGAGAAACAGGCGGTGCACGCCGCTATAAAGGGAGAAGACGGTAAAAAAGGGGGGGGGCTGCTGGCGGCAGGGGCTAAAAAAGAGGGCCGCCCTGTGCGTTCATACCTTTGTATGGCCGCTATCCGGTTATCGGAAAAGATAAAAAAAGCAGGACGGATTTCTCCGTCCCGCCTTGGTAACGATTACGCGGCGACCTCCGCGGGTTGCGCGTCAGTCTGTCCGTCCGTTTCCGCCTGTGGCTCCTCGGGCCGGGCCGGCTCCTGCGCCGCCTTTTCCTGCGCGAGCAGGACGGCTTTCTTCTCCTCGATGCGCTTGTGACGTTTCTCGTAGACTTCGTTGTGCCCGCTCTTGATGTCGGCGAGCGTCTCGGGCATGTGTTTCTGCGCGAAATCGAGCAAGAGGGAAGCGATGGCATTCGACCCGAATGCACCCTTGAAATTGGCAAGCAGATAATCCCTGCGGATAAGTGCTTTTTCCTTGGCCGTGAGGTTGTCGATGATACGCATCTTTTCCTCGTCCGTAAGGTAGTGATAAGCATCTCCACATTCGATGCCTACGGTGGCGAAATGCTCCCGGCGAAGCGACGAAAGCAGGAAGAAATAGATCATCCGGTCTTCGTCCGCACCGAATTTGGTGTCGGCCATATCGACCTCCAAAATCCGCTTCTTGGTATCTTCTACGGTCTTTTCGAGGGCGATTTCCCGGTTGCGCTCGTCTTGCTTTTCGAGTTTTTCCATGGGAGAAAGTCGTTGCTCCGGCGCGGTGTCCGCCGTTTCGAGATAACACAGAGTAATATCGTCGTTGTCGATACGGAGATAGTATGCCATTTCGCCTGCGGCGACCCGCTCGCGGATCATCTCGCACTCTTCCGTATAGTCGGCGGATGCACGTTCGTACTCCGTGTACGCCTGCTCGTACTGCTCGGCGGTGTCGTAGTCCTCCTTTTCGGGGGCTACCGGCTGTTCGGGGTACTCCTCGGCATAGGTTTTGAGCGTTTCGACCTCGTACCCCATAGATGCAAGGCGTTCGACTACGGTTTCATTATAGCAGTATTCCCTATGACACAACGTTGCGGGGTATATTCCCATGAGCTGTACGGCTTTTTCGGCGAGGTACGAGGCGTTCGTTTCGTCCAAGCACGAACGGTTGGTGCAGTTGCCGCACCCGCCCTCGCAGAACAGGGTCATGTTATTGGTGTTGTGGGGACACGACATGCAGAGGGTCTTGTCGAACCGGTAGCGGTCGAGGTCGGTCGTGTACTGCCGCTCGATGTTCTTCGCCACGTCGGAAGCTTTCAGACCGCGCCAACTGTTGTACCCGTATACTCCCTCTTTCAGATGATTGTCGTACACGTCGCGCTGGATGTCTTCTCCGTAGCGGCAGATTTCGCCCGCCACGCCGACCGTCAGCTCGTCCGCCTCCAAGAGCTCCGCGATTTCGGGTATCAGGGAGAGGAATTTCAATCGCGTGCGGATGTAGTTTTCGCTCTTGCCGAACTGAACGGCCAGCGAGGGTACGTCGTGGCGACCGTTTTCGATGAGCTTTTGATAGGCGTTGGCCTCCTCCATGGGGCTGACGTCCTCACGTTGCAGGTTTTCCGTCACGGCCATCTCTTGGGCCTCCTCGTCCGAAACGTCCAAGACGATAGCCGGGATTTCCGCCTGTTCCGCCATGAGCGAGGCGCGATAGCGGCGTTCGCCGAAGATAATCTCGAAGCGGCCGGTGTCGGCCACGGGGCGCACGCCGATAGGTTGCAGGACCCCCTGCCGGCGGATGCTTGCGGCGAGTTCGGCGAGGGCTGCTTCATCGAATCGCTTGCGCGGGTTGTAGGTACTGGGCTGAATGTCGGCCAAGGCCAGCGATACGATGTTTTTTTCGGTCGAAACGATGTTTTCCATAATGCACTTGAATTTAACGGTTTATAATTGATTTGTTTTGAGGTTCTGCGGTTGTGGCTTAGGGTGGTATCGAACTCGTACATCGGATCGTCGTACCCTTCGAACGAGAGCCCGAAATCCTCGAAATCCTTGCGGCTCGCCAGTCTGACGGTAGCGTTCGGCCCGATGAAATAGGGCTCGCGCATCACGCGCCACGGGGCGCCGCGCAAGACGCTATCCTTTAAGGTGTAGAATGTGTCGGGGCGTTCGGGCATGATATACCCTAATGCGTACTCGTTGTAGACGGCCAGTTTGATTTTCTCCATGTCTTTGCGTTTTAATCTCGGTTTTTCTTTTTCCCTTTGTTCGGTTCGTTTCCTGCCGGAACCGCTTCGGGATTTTTACGGATGCGGTTTCAGGCTGTCCGAAAGAGCTGTCATACGGCGGTTTTCCCGGCCAATTACGCTTCGCAGAAGGAAGAATTTGCAGGGAATGCACTTCAAACCGCCGTATCCAGCGCGGCCAGCCAACCTTTGCGTCTGTAAAACCCCGAGCGGCGACGGCGGGGGATGAAGCGGATAAAGCGGCAAAAGAAAGGATAGAAAAGGAAGGGCCCCAAGCGGGGTACAAAGGGCAGAAATCGCTGCAGGAAGACGGACTTTCGGACAAAATGCAATCGAGATAATGAAAAAAGGGTTATTCTTGTAACAAGATGTCCAGCATGGCCCTATCAGAATGGATTGACTGGCGAGAGATGACGGGCTTTCCGCATACTCGTACAATGGGGTACGGGAGGCTTTTGCCGGCACGAACAGCACAAGCAGAGGGTCGGGATATGGACAATAAGCCTCCCGCCGCTTGGGGCAGGAGGCTTATTATTCCGTATTTTCAAGGTCAGAAATGATAGTCGATGACACCGCCGATGTAGAGCAGCGTGCCTGGTTCCAACTCACACACTTCCCGCATGAACTCGTAGGACTGTTCGGCATAGGATCGGCAACCCTCCTCGTCCGTGTAGAACCAGTAGGCCGTATCGAGCGGGTTTTTCAGGTACTTTTCAAGCTGATAGACCGGGCCAATCCACTCCAGAACCTTGTCGGGGGTAACGGCTTCCGCCTTGCTGCGCATACCGGCCACGAAATCCGCCTGCCATTTATCCGCACCGCCGATGTAACGGATGACATCCTCGGAGACAAGCTCGAACATGCCCTCGGGCAGGATATGGTTGACCAATACACCGATATGATGCTTGCGCTCCTTGTCGTCGATCTCGGCGCAATAATCGAAGAAACTGTCGTCGCCCTGCGTAAGCGTGCCCTCGTTCAGATAGTTGTCCTGGTACACCCTGGTTCGGGTAATTTGAAAAATCTTGCTGTGCATAACATTGAATTTTTATGTGTTGAACTTTCTTTTTCTTCCCCTCTCCTGAAAGCCTTCCGGCTTCCTCGTCGGGAAAGATTTTACATGCAGGACACACAGCGGGAAAATGAAGGAAAGGCAAGCAAACAGCCGGGGGATTTCACGGAATACCCAACCCGACAGGCAAGGCAAGGAGGGGAACCGGAAGTTCATCTTCGATTTGCGGAAGGCTGCCGTTCAATCCGCAGGCCGGTTAGCAAAGCGGTACTTGACGACCGGAATAACGCTGTACCTTCGCATGGGAAAATCCCGCCGACGGGAATGCCGGCGAGACGGGAGGCAAAGGAATACTATCTGTATAAAAGAATGGGAGCTACGCCGGAAACGAAGCGGGGAAAGAGGCAGAGGGAAGGATAGAAAGGGAGATTCCCTCTCGGGGTACAAACGGCCCGAAAACAAAAAAGATTAACCCGCCGATGAAAAGTACTCGGAACGAGTTGCGCGATATAACAGGGAAAGGCCGACAGGACGAAGGGCATCCAAGTTCATCATCTCTACGGAACAGACCGATAGAATTTTCAGTCGCAAATAGTTGCTTGTACAATCCGGATTTCAAACCCCTCGAATTCGACGGGTTTAGAAAGGAAGCCCGATTAAACGCCTTTACCCTGTCGCCGCAGAAGTGGATCAATACGACGAATGCAATCGGCATCGTTTCCCAATCGGGTCGTTATGGCGGAACCTATGCCCATAAGATATAGCTCTCAAATTTGCGAGTTGGATTTCCGTCGAATTTGAACTATAATCGTTAAAGAGTTCCAACGATGGAAAGCCGAGGTTCCGCGCCCGGCCTTCTCCTCTCCTCAGCGACAGTTCCGCTGGCTGTCTCCTTCGGTTCGGCCGGTCGTGCCGACAACCGTCGCCGGCCGGCCGTAAATAGTTCATCCAACGGATATAATTCCATGAATTGTTCGTATCTTTGCGGCTGAAATTCCGACAATCGGTAGTTGAATGGCAAAGATTACAGTAAAAGATACCGAAATAAACGTCGTTAAAGTCAATGACGAGGACTATATTTGTTTGACAGATATGTTGCGTGCCAAAGACGGTGATTTCTTTATCACGGATTGGTTGCGCAACCGGAATACACTTGAATTTATCGGCATCTGAGAGAAAGTTTATAATCCCGTTTTTAATTATGTCGAATTCGCCACAATTAAAATACAACATACGACACAGAAAAGAATACAAGACGTTATAACGATAATGGCAAAGATTACGGTACAGAGCACCCCGGTTACCGTTCTTAGTATAGAAGAACGGGACTATATATCCCTTACTGATATGGCTTCGGCCAAAGAGGGGGACAACCGGGCCGCGGACATAATCAAGAATTGGATAAGAAACCGCTATGCCATCGAATTTCTCGGCACATGGGAAGTTATTCATAACCCCGATTTCAAAGTGGTCGAATTCGACCACTTTAGAAAGAGTGCAGGATTGCCCTCCTTCGTACTGAGTGCTTCCGAATGGATAGAGTGTACGCATGCCATCGGCATTGTTGTGAAAAAGGGGCGTTATGGCGGGACTTATGCCCACAAGGATATCGCGTTCGAGTTCGGCTCCGCAATAAGCGTTCCTTTCAAACTCTACCTGATCGAAGAGTTCCAACGGCTGAAAGAGCAGGAACAGGCACAACTCGGCTGGAACGCGAAACGCGAACTGTCCAAGATAAACTACCGCATCCACACCGACGCGATCAAGCAGAACCTGATCCCGGCGGAGGTTACGCCCGCCCAGGCGAATGTCATCTATGCCAGCGAAGCGGACGTGCTGAACGTGGCGATGTTCGGCGTGACGGCTGGGCAATGGCGTGAGGCAAACCCGGATTCGAAAGGGAACATCCGCGACTATGCCACGATCAACGAGTTGATATGCCTCTCGAATATGGAAAACCTCAATGCCGTATTCATCGAGCAGGGCATACCGCAGGGCGAGCGTCTCGTCAGGCTCAACCGGATCGCCATCCGGCAGATGGAGATATTGGAAAGCGGCGGCAACGGCGGGCGGAAACTGATCAAGTGACACGAATAAAAGTAGTAGATTAGATGCCTGCTTGCAAGGCTTCGGCATAAACTCAGTATAAACAAAATATGTTGCCTATGATATAAACCTGCGGCATCGGTTACGATGTCGTTTCAAGAATAAGAAGAACGTTGTGTCTGTGTCTTGCTGTAATAAAGCGTAGGAAACTTTAATCACGATAACAAGATGGGCATGACGGTTCTCCGCGTACGCGTGGAGCTGCCGTTGCCATTCCGTTATCGAGGGCTTTCCTACCGCCTTTTACAGAGGAGTGACCGATGGGCGGCTCCGCGTCTTTTATTCTCGTCATCCAACTTCCAAATCATTCCTCAAAATGTAAAAAGCGAATATCATAACAGTCATTCAAGGAAACGTTGTGTCTTCATCTTGCTGTAATAAAGCGTAGGAAACTTTAATCGGGATAACAAGATTTTTGGCATGATGGTTCTCCATGTCGTTTGCATGGTGCTGCCGTCTCCATTTTCGAGTTAAGGCGTACAGCCTGGCCAGGAAGGATGGATACATACCGGTTTCACGTTTCAGTACTTGTCTTATTCATAGCCGAGCGAGAACCGGCGAGGCTGAGCAAACCACATGGATGCTAAAAATCTGATTTTGGCAGTAGCCCTTACGATCCTCCTGCCGATGAAGATGTACGGGCAGTGGACGGATTGCGATTCTTTATCCGTCAGCGACAAAAATGTAAGGAATTATGATTTCGAGTGGCGGCAGACGATCCTGCCCGCCTCTTTGATCGGAGTCGGGGCCGTTGCACTCGCTCCGAGTTTCATCCGGAACGGCAGCCGCAACGTTACCCGCAGCGCGATCGGCATACGGGGCGATGGCCGGCGGCTCGAATTCGACGATTATATCCAGTATCTGCCTGTCGCCGGCTCCCTGATGCTGGGCTGCGCCGGCATCAAGGCGAGACATTCATTCCGCGACAGGGTGTTTATCGTCGCTACCTCCTATGCGGCGCTGGCCGTTCTGACGAACATCCCGAAGTTGTGCATCGACGAAAAAAGACCGGAGTTTTCGGGACACAACTCCTTCCCTTCGGGGCATACGGCCACCGTTTTCATGGGTGCGGAGCTGGTGCGGATAGAGTACGGCGGTTGGTACGGGGCCGGAGCCTATGCCGTTGCGGCCGGGGTCGGGTTCATGCGGATGTACAACGGCAGACACTGGCTCCACGATGTCGTGGCGGGTGCGGGAGTAGGTATACTGAGTGCGCGGATCGGCGAGTAGAGCTGCCGGTTGTGGCAAAAAGCCTTTCAGAAAAAGAGGAAGAAAGAATATAACATTGTTTTCACCCCGGTAGCCGCTCCGGTAAAGGGAGGGTATTACGGGTTCTCCGCGGGGTGCAGTTTTTGACCGGTTGCGTTATCGGACTGCTGTTCATGGCATAGCCGGACGCCGGATGCGCCCGGCCGTTCCTGTCTCTTTTTCGTCCCGATAGCTGTCGCCGCATTCCTTATCGCTCGTTGTCGATCTTCCGGTCGTAAGCTTTTTCGGCGCTGTCATCCATTGGGCGAGTTTCAGTCCGATAGAGGCGGGAGCCGTTATATGCGGTCGGGCTCCAGTGTACAACAGGATAGGATGGTCCGCAGAAAAAAGCGGGCCGTTTCCTGGCCTGCAAAACTCGCATTTTCTATCTTTACGGCACAATCGGGGAGTGCGGACGAAAGACCGCGGCCTCATGGACAGACCGGATTATAAATCCGGGTAGGTAATGGCCGTACGGCGCATCGGCCGGGCCTTTCCGGGACCGGGAGGCTTCCCAGCGGAAAACGAAGTACAGGGGAGAACGGCAGGGAAGAGAGGCGAAGTGAACCTGAAAACAGGAAAAACAGGCTCTGCCGCTCGACGGGGAGCACCCTATCCGAGGTGCGGAGAAGATTCTTTCGCATAACGAATTATAGCCTGGCGAATGCTGCGTCAGTAGATACGGCAGGTAGGGACGTCTTGGACAGAGAGCGGACAACACGCTTTGGGCAGAAGGTTCATTCCTCCGAATTTGGAATCCGGAGGAATTTTATTATATTTGTACAGGATACGGCAGAAAGACTGAAAGGGATGCAATGTCGACGGTAGGCCGGACGTTTGGAGAATATATGTGTTTCACTTATTTTTAGATACGAGTTATGAAAAAGTTCATTTTTGGATGCCTGTTCCTTGTCGGAGCACTTTCCCTCACCGCCTTTACGGCTCAGGACGGAGAGAAGAAAGAGGATGGCAAAGCGAAAGTGGAGTGCTGCTGCGAGGAGTGCGACTGTGAAAAGTGCACCTGCAACACGGATTGTTCCGACTGCCGCGGCTGCAAGGGGAACGAGGCATGCCGGGAATGCCGCGATTGCGACCACGACGGGCATTGCTGCGATTACGGGCACCACGGTCGGAAACACCACAGAAGAGGAGGATGCTGCGGCCCGAGAGGGTGCTGACGGGATTGTGCCGGAATCGAAAAAAGAATGCCCCGCGAAAATTTTCGCGGGGTGTCTTTTTTCGGGCGAAAAGTTTTCTTCCGGATTTTCCAATGCCTGATTTCCTACAAAGGCTTGTCGATGGACGATATGTTGTAACCGCCGCTGTCGGAATGTGATGACGGAAACGTTACGGGCATAAAAACGGGAAATAAGGGGTGCTCCCTTATTTCCCGTTTTTTGCCAGGTACTCTTTCATAGCCTCGTTCACGATCTCTTTCAGGGAGACCTCCTTTTCGATGGAGAGGTACTTCATGCGGGTATGGATGCTCCTGTCGATGACGAAAATGCAATGCACCGCAGGCTCCTTTTCCGCGACGGGCGCTGCCGGACGCTGCGGTTGCGGGGTTTTCCCGGTAGGCGACAGCAGCCCGTCCAGTCCGGTCTTCATGCTGTCTTTCAATAAATCGCTCTTGCCCATATCGGTCTACTTTAATTTCAGTACCTCTTGCGCCAAAGCCATGTAGTCCTTGGCGCCGTTGCTATTGCGGCTGTACTCGAAGATGTCCTTGCCTTTGATGGGCGCTTCGGCCAGCGACACGTTGTCGCGGATGACCGTCTGGAACACCTTGTCGCAGAACGCATCCTTGACCAGCTCGGCCACACTCTTGTTGAGCGTCTTACGTCCGTCGAACTGGGTGATGACGATGCCGCCAATCTCCAGCGCCGGGTTCAGGCGTTCCCGGACAGTGGCGACCACGTTCGTGATCTTGGCCATGCCGCGCATGGCGAGGAACTGGGCCTGAACGGGGATAATCAGATAGTGAGCTGCGGTGAGGGCGTTGAGTGTCAGCAGACCCAGCGAGGGCGGGCAGTCGATCAGGATGTAATCGAATTTCCGGCCGTCGGGCAGCCGGGCGATCAGCCCCTTGAGGATCAGCTCGCGCCCCGGCTCGTTGATAAGGCCGCCGAGAGGTCGAGGCAGGAAGGTGCGACGGTAAAGCCGCCCTCCGTCTCAACCAGCGGCAAGGGGTACTCGCCCTTCATCGCCCCGTAAACGGTCCGCTCCTCCTCGATGGAGAGGCCGCAGGATTCCGTGAGGTTGGCCTGGCCGTCCATGTCGATGGCCAGCACACGTTTTTTCTTCTGCCGCAGTGCGGCAGCCAGATTGACGGTAGTGGTCGTCTTGCCGACCCCACCCTTGTGGTTCAAGACAGCAATGATTTTCGTCATCGTTCTCACTCTTTTATTCCATGTACAAAGATAATACTATTTTTAGTAAATACTATAATTAGCGAATACTATTTTACGCAAATACGCATTTAAGGAACATAGTATTTACTACTTTACTATGATACTAAATGTAGCATATACTACAACCCGTACCCGTAAGGAGAGATACTAATGTACTATGTATAGTATATACTACATTTAGTAAGACTTGACTTCCTGCGATATGGCGGCTATATCAGAAAGGCAGGTCGTCCGTGTCGTCCTGCGGCGCAGCGGAGGGCGCCGGGGCGTTGTCCTCCGCCCGGGCTCCGGCCGCGTCGCGTTTGCCGGCGCCGATGAAGGCGATCGAGTCCGCCGTGATGGTAAGCTGCGTCTGGCTATTGCCGTTGCGGTCCTCCCACAGCGAGGCGGAGAGGGTGCCATCGACCAGCACCAGCCGTCCTTTGGTCAGATACTCGGCCAGGCGGATATGGTTCTCGCGGTTGCTCTTGACCCTGACCCATGTAGTGACGTTCTGCCCTTTCGAATAATCGTCCACGGCTATATCCATTGCCATGAATGAGCCGTGCGTACCCGTGATGACCCTGCAGTCCTTGCCGATGCGTCCGATCGTGTGTGTATGTATCATAATAGAAGTTTGTTTGTGGCAGGTTGGTTAGTTCTGCCGTTACCTGAAAATCGTCGTTTCTTTTTCCCTTTGCTCGGTTCGTTCGCTGGCGGAACCGCTTCGGGATTTTTACGGATGCGGTTCATGGCTGTCGGATGAGCTTCATCCGACGGCTTTACCGGCCCAATTACGCTTCGCAGAAGGAAGAATTTGGCCGGGAATGCACTTCAAGCCGGAGGATCAAGCGCGGCAGCCGACCTTTGCGTCCGGCAAAACCCCAGGCGGCGACGACGGGGGATGAAGCGGGGAAAGCGGAAAGAGAAAACATAGAAAAGGAGGTGCGGCCCGGCCGCGTATAAGGGAAAGGAGGGAAAGAGTATAACAGAGAGACCGCCGGGGTGCGGCGGCGTACAAACGGGAAACTGGCCCGCCGCAGGCGAGCCCCTCCCCCTGCGGCGGGCCGCGACGCTTCAATCCTTGCCGCCGAGGGAGGCAGACAATATCGCTCCGATCCGCTCTTCCCACAAGCGGCAAAAGCCCCGGATCACGGTGTCGCCTCCTGTGCCTTCGAGCCGGGCGAACATCTGCAAGGCGTCGAATCCCCGGTCGAACTGCTCCATGATGACGGCAGGGGCAAAATGGATGACCCCGCGGGGATAACTTTTCGAGGTGCCGATCCACCCGCGCAGATAATCGTCGAAGCAACCGCCCGCCTGCGAATCGTAGAACTCCTGCGCGTGGGAGCCGGCGATACTTTTACCGTATGCTTCATCCCCCAGAATCAGAATGCCGGTCTGCGGATTGTACATGAAACGCCGGTTCGTGATTTGCAGAATGTCTATGATTTCCCGCTTGGTATCAACGACCATCAGAGATTTTTCGACCTTTCTTTTCGTGCGTCTTGCCATAATACAGTGTTTTTTGTCTTTTCCGTGAAACTTTCTTTCTTTCCCTCCGCTGGGTCCGTTTGCCGGCGGAACCGCTTCGGGGTTTTACGGATGCAGCAGCAGGCTGTCCGCAAAAACTGTCATACGGCGGTTTTCCCGGCCAATTACGCTTTCGCAGAAAGGAAGAATTTGCCGGGAATGCACTTCAAACCGCCGTATTGAGCGCGGCAGCCAACCTTTGCGTCCGGAAAACCCCGGGCGGCGACGGAGAGCATGAGACAGGAAAGCGGGAAGGGAGAGGATAAAAAGGGAAAGAAGGCCCGCTATAAGCGGCAGGGAAAGCGATAGAAAAGGCAAACGTTCAGCGCGACTGGGAAGGTACGTGCGACCGGTACGCGGTACAAAGTCGGCCCGCCGTCCGTCCGGTCGGAGGGAACCTTCCGGACGAAGGGTCGGAGCCGCGGGGCCGTCCGCCTACGCTTTGGTGGCGGGTTTACGCTTCGGGGCGCTGTTCGAGTAAATGGGACAGGAAAGGAGTATCTTATAAAAAACGCCCTGTTCCGTCTGTACGGGGTCTTTCGACACAAAAAAAACCGCGCTCCCCTTGATTTTCACCGTGTCCAGCACAGTTTGGCAAACGAACTTGTTGTGCAGGCGGATGCCGCCTCCGTTGGATTGCAGGGGAAAGCCCTGCTTATCCGTCGTCTTGCGCAGGAACCACGCTTTGGGATCGTCCTCGTCGCGGGCGAACTCCAGACGGTCGCCGGGCTTGACGTTCAAGTCCTTCGTCAGGTGCAAAGAGAGGTACATATTGCCGTTTACGCTGTTGAAACGGATGCTTCGGCGGCCGATGCGGTCTTCGGCCGTGCGACTGTTGGCGGTGTTGTAGATTACCAATTTCATTTTTTCGGAATTATCTAAGGTTAAACGAATTACATATTCACACAAGCGTAGCGGCGGGAAAATCCCGGATGGCTCCGCAGGGCGTCGGCGATACCGCCTATCCTCTGCCGCACGGCGCTGGCGGAAATCCCCGCATAGGCGGAGAGGCTGCGGAAGGAGCACTGCGCCTCGTACTCTTTCAGCCGGAAAAGTTCGTAGTCCCTTTTCGGGTATTTATTCCGCACGAACAGCAGGATGTCGTAGGCAAGCCTGTCGGAGGCCGCCAGCGCCTCGGCCGAGGGGGTTTCCTCTTCCGGCCGGAGCAAAAAGAAATGCTCCTTGTCGGGGTGGCAGTAACGGCTCTCGCCGCGCAGGCACATGGATTTACATTTCTTGTACACGCCGAAAAAATAAGGCTCGAAACGTTCGACCGCGACGTCTGAAAACGCGCACGTCTTTTTCATCGCCAGATAGGCGTCGTGGAAGGCGTCCTCGTTCAGATAGCGTCCGAATACGGCCCGTAACCGCTCATAATTGAAGGCGAACCATTTGTCAAAAAGCGAATCTCTTTTCATATACTCAATCGTTTTGAAGTTTCTTTCTTTCCCTCCGGTCCAATCAATCGCCGGAAAGTCCGATTCTTTTTTCCGCCCGGTTTCTGCATCGAGTTTTTTGAGCAAGGATTCCCGGAAAAATACGCTTCGAAGGCCATGAGAAGGAAGATTTTTCACAAGGAAATCGCAGATCCGCCTTGCGCGAATACCGCCGATGCAATCAACTTTGCGGGGAAAAGAGTCGGCTTTTCGGCCGTTGCATTGCGACGGAGGGTCCTCTCTATAAAAGGAGGGATGGAAGGCGGGATAGAAGAGGAGGAATGACACAAGGTAGAACAGGAGGGAAATAAGGGCCGAAAGCCGTAAAAAAGGACGGCGCAGGGAAACCGGAAGGCAGAAAAATCCCCCTGCCGGGTCTTGCGACCGGACAGAGGGAACGGTTGGATATATGAATTACGATCAGGCAGCTTTGTCGCTGGCCCCGCATTCGGCAAGGGGTTTCTGCGTGCGCTCCGCCTCTTTCAGGCCCTCATCGATACGCTGCTGCAACGCCCGGCACTCCTGCCGGAGCCGCGACAGTTCGTCCGTCTTACCCCATGTGCGGGCCACGATCGCCTCCAGAGCGGGTAGCTCGCTCTCCAGCCGGGCGATCTTCCGCCGCTGCTCCTCGATCATGAACGGAAGCCTGTTTAGCGTGATCTCCGGATAGCGGGACGTTTCCGCGAAACCCAAAGGCAACGCTCCGTACTGGCCGCAGCGGTATTTCAGCCCGCTCGGGCCCTCGACGAGGAACACATTGCGGTCGAATGTCCCGCACCAGTTGTACTCACTGTGCACCAGCAGGTTCAGCCCGGCATACGTGCCTATCGTGCCGTATGCGCCGCTGCGGTAGGTCTTGGCGATGCGGTGCAGTTCGCGCCCGATCTGCTCGGCCGTGGCCTGCGGCAGGTTCAGGAGCCGGGTCGTCCGGTCGCCCGCATAGGAGGCGACGTACTCCGCATCCCGCGCCATATCGGCTGCCGTGCGATCGGCCGCCGCGATCTCCTGCCGGTTGTCCGCAATCTTGTGCTCGGCGCGGATGCGCTCTTTCTTGAAAATGCCCTGCTCCTTTTCGAGGCGCATAATCTTGTTGTCGAGCTTCGCCTTTTCCAACAGGTCGGTATTGCCGGAGAGGATAGCGACAAATTCGGCGAAGTTCATCCCGTTGTTCTCGTCCATGCCGTCCTCGTCGATGCGGCGCACGGCGATCGTGCCGCTGTTGATCTGGTTGATGAACATCTGCTTGTTCTTCAACAGATTGAACTTGTAGGCGTCGAGCGTCTTTTCCGTGCCGTAGATGACCACGTCCACGGTGTTGCCGCCCCACAGCTTCACGGTGTTGCCCTTGCGTACCGCGCGGCCGTTGCGCTGCTCCATATCCGCCGGACGCCAGGGAATGTCGAGGTGATGCACCGCCACGGCCCGTTCCTGTGCGTTTACGCCCGTGCCCAACATGCTCGTAGAGCCGAACAGCACGCGCACCCGGCCTGCGTTCATATCCTCGAAGAGCCGCTTGCGGGCCCGTTCGGTTTGGGCGCACTGGATGAAGCGGATTTCATCGGCAGGGATACCGAGCCGTACCAGCTTGTCCTTGATGTTGGAGTAGATGTTCCACGCGTTCGGCTTGTAGGTTGAAAGATCGCTGAATACGAACTGCGTGCCCCGGTTGGCCTCGGATCGCACGTAGTAGTCGTAGATCGTGCGGGCGCAGATGGAGGACTTGTTGTCCTCGCTGTCGCGGAAACGGTCGCCGAGCAGCCGCATGTCGAGCGGCATTTTGCGGGCTATATCGGTGGCGATAAGCATCTTCGCCCTGTCGAGGTTATCCGGCTCCGGCATATCCAGCCCCAAGTCTGCCCACGCTCCGCTATGCGCAAAAGCCATGAGCCGCCCGATCATCTCCTCCTGCGCGAAGGTCGGGGCGTGGGAGAGGAAACGCACGTTTTTCTCCGGCACGTCGAGGTTTATCATTTCGGCGGTGCGGTAGTCGGTGATCTCGCGCAGGAACATCGCCAGCTCCGGCACCTTGATATAGCTGCGGAAACGCTCTTTGCGTCTGATCGTCCCCGTGACACCCAGCTCGTAGTCGGCGCTCTTTTTCGTGAATATCGCCGCCCACGCGTCGAAGCAACCGATGCTCTGCCGCCGGAGTTCCTGTGGGCGCAGGTACTTGAACATCACGTACAGCTCGGTCAGCGCATTGACGACCACCGTACCCGACAGGAACGTAGCCCCGAGGTCCCTACCCGTGCGGCGCTGGATGTCGCGGATGGCGAACAGGAGATTCATCGCCCGTTGCGAGCCCCGCGTGTTGCCGATACCGGCTACCCGCGTGTGGCGCGTCTGAAACATGAGGTTCTTGAACATGTGGCACTCGTCCACGAAAATGTGGTCTATGCCCATGGTGCGGAAGTCCACGGCGTCGTCTTTCCGGCTGTCGATCTTCGCCTGCAACTCGCCGAGCGTGGCCGAGAGGTTCTGCTTGCGCTTTTCGAGCCCTTTTTGCATAGCACGGCTCCGGTAGCACATGGTGGACTGCTCCAGTACCTCAAGGCTGCGCTCCGTGTCGGCGAGTTCTTCGGTAAATATCTCGAACATCGTCTCTTCCGACTGGGGTATCTTGGCGAATTGGTCGTGTGTGAGGATGATGCAGTCCCAGTTGTTGTTCTTGATCTTGGAAAATACCTCCTTGCGGTTGGCGGGTGTGAAGTCCTCCTTACCCGGATAAAGCACTTTAGCCCCCGGGTACGCCTTGCGGAACGTGTCGGCGATTTCGTGCACATTGGCTTTCAGGGCGATAATAAGCGGTTTCTGCGCCAGACCGAGACGTTTCATCTCATAGGCCGCGACACACATTATCATGGTTTTGCCTGTACCTACTTCGTGCCAGCAGATACCGCCGCCGTTCTGCTTAATCATCTGCACCGCGTCCTTCTGCGAGGGGTAGAGCTCCTTGTACGGGAACTGTTCGAAAGAGAGGCCGGGAAACGTCTGCGCCGAGCCGTCGTAGGCGGGACGCACGTAGCAGTTGAACCGCTCGTTATAGGTTCGCACCAACTCGTCGCGCACCTCTACAGGCCGCTCGTCGAGCCAACGGTTGAAACGCTCTCTGATCTCCTCGATCTTGGTAGCGGCCTCCTGCATGGCCTCCTCGTCCGGCACGCGCACCTTGCCGCCGTCCCGATACACCTCTTTCGTCAACTCGGGTACGGTATCATGAAGGGCATGTACAAAGAGGTCTTCGCCGTTGCAGTTACGAACGGAATAGGTGTTGTAAGCCACCGGGGAATAGCCCTGCAAGCGTACTACATACGTGTCGTTCACATCGAAATACATCACCTCGGCTTCGACTCCGAAAAGTTCCGAGGCGAAATCGGCGTATAGCCCGGTGTCGATCCACCGCTCACCCATGTTGATGTCGAGCTCTTCATAAGGTATCGCTTCGGGTACGGCCGCCTCCAACGCTTTTACGGCGATTTCCGTCCACTCCCGCTCCCTGTCCGAAAGATCGGGCAGGCAGGAGACGATCGCCCGATGTTTGTCGATAACGTTCCCGGCAAGAAAGAGGCCCTTGTGTTCCCACGCCCCGCTGACGGGATTGTAGAACATTTCGCCTCGCAGGGCACCGATGACCGCCTCTTCGGGCAGGTCCGTCACCTGTCCGATATAGTCCATATCGACGCGGCCGTAAAAGTTCAGGCTGCTCGCCAGCGCCTCGTCGGGCGTGAGCTTGCGATGCGGGTCCGTCTTCGTGAATGCCACGGGTTCGCGCAGGATGTCGGCCTTGACAATATCCCCGCCGAGCTGCATTTCGAGCGTGAACACCTCCGAGCCGAGGCTGTCGAGCATGATAAACTCCCGGTTGTCGTTGTCGTGGAAACAGCCCCATTTGGCGACGAAGGCATCGTAGCGGGCGTTGAGCTCCGCCCGCAGTGCCGGGTATTCCTTTTGCTCGTCCCGCTCCCTGCCGGAGAGTTCGAAATATGCCTTGCGGACGGGGAAATAGTCGGCGGCCCTGTCCGCGTTGACCTTGCCTTCGTCCACCGGCACGAAATCGACGGCGACCTCCTCATAATGATCGGACTTGCGGTAGCGGAGCGTACCTACCTGCCCCTCGAAGGCGACCATCGCGCCGTCCTTCATCCACTCCTCCGACGTGCCCGTGTAGGCCCGCCGCCCCCGGTCGGGCCGCGTCGCGCCGGCGGCCGGCATCCCGAACAGGGACATCTGCACGGGCGCGGTATCCCCTGCTCCGCCGGAGAACAGCTCCTTGCGGAAACTGCGGGCGAAATCGTGGCGGAGCAACGCGGAGAGGTATTGCGACATGGCGGCTTCGTCGCCCAGCCACTGATATTTGCGCACCTGCTTGCCGTACCGGTTCACGACGATGCGGCTGTCTGTGGCGAGGGAGGTCTTCGGCAGGGAAAAAAGTCTGTTCGCGGGTTCGGTCACGATTCCTGTCGCGTCGGCTTTCTCCCTGACGGACTGCAAAAACATCTTCTCCCGCAGCGAGAGTGCCGCTTTGCCGGTGTGCTTCTGGAATACGAGCAGGTCGCTGCCGACTTCGATGCCGCTCGTGGGTAGGAAAAGCGCGTCGGGCAGACGGATCGCGCTGATAAGGTCGGCGTGGCCGACGAGGTATTCGCGCACAAACTTGTTGCCCGGCGTGTCGGCTACGCCCCGCGACGTGACGAAGGCCAGCAGGCCGCCCTCGGCGAGCTGTTCCATGGCCTTGACGAAAAAGTAGGTGTGGATCGTCTTGGTGGAGCGTTCGTAGATGCCGCCCTTTTTCCACAAGTCGGCGTCGAACACGCGGAAGTCGCCGAAAGGAATGTTCGAAGCGATGACGTCGAAGGTCGTATGCCCGAAATCCTGCCCGCCGATTGTCTCGAAGCCGTCGATAACTGTCGTGGTATCGTCGTGCAGAAGCGAGAGGATAAGCCCCGAGATGCAATCCTTTTCAAAGGCGTAGCGGCGGGTGTCGGGCAGGGCTGCGGGCAGGAAGCCGCCGATGCCCGCGCTCGGTTCGAGCAGCGAGCGCATCGGCAGGCCGTACTCCGTGAATGCGGCGCGTATCTGCCGCGCTACGGCATCCACGAGGAACTGCGGCGTGTAAAAGGCCGTGAGGACAGAGGCCTTGAGGCTGTCCGTCAGCTTGCGATACATTGTCTCTTCTCCGCCTGCGAGAGTTCGCAGGGCCTTCTGCAGGCGGTTCATCGGCTCCGCCATGTTGTCCGGCAGGGGGTTGTCCGTTCCGATGTTCAGCACTTCCTTGATGCCCCCGAAGCCGGAATAGCGGGACAGCGTCTCCTTCTCCTTTGCCATGGCTTTGCGGCCCTGTACGTGGATTTTTACCGCCGTTTCGATGGCCTCCACGTTCGCCGCCAACGATGTCTGTTTGTTGTAACTCATCATTCAACCTTGTTTTTCGTTCCCTTCGTTCGGTCCGTTTGCGACCCGCAGGGATTATTTTTCTGCAGGCAGAAGGTGGCCGGAACAATCCGACAAGGCTGGACGGAAAAATACGCTCGACGGCGGAGAGGAAGATTTTTACGGATCACCCGCGGCGGCAGCCGGCCTTGGCGGAGCGGAACGGCCGGTTTACCTTCGCTGAAAAATAACCCCCGAGGGGCGCACAGGGCCGACGGCGGGAAAGGAGAGATGAAAAAGGGAAGATGGAAAGATAGAAGCGGGAGACCGGAAGCGGTATAGAAAGGGCGGAATCGGCAGTAAAACGGGGCATGCTGCCGGCAGGCCGAACATCCTATGGGATCGGACAGGGGAATCCTGTGTGTAATCGAAACAAAACCTTACCTCTGTAACCGATTATAATGAATAACCTATGGCTGAAAAGAACACTCCCATCTTATCTCCCGAATATCTCGATTTCAGAAACGAGATAACCTCCCGCATCCGGTCGGCCCAATACGAGGCGCTGAAGGCCGTGAACAAGGAGATGATCGCCTTGTATTGGGAAATCGGCAGGCGGATTACCGAACAGCAAGCGGCCTTGGGCTGGGGAAAATCCGTCGTGGAGAACCTTTCGCGGGACATACAGAAGGAGTTTCCGGGTATAAAGGGGTTCGGTGTTTCCAATATGTGGGATATGGCCCGTTTTTATGCCGAATACCGGTCGAATGAAATTCTCCAACCGTTAGTTGGAGAAATTAGCTGGTCGAAGCACATCGTCATTCTGACCAAATGCAAGGAGACACGACAACGGCAATTTTACATCTTATCAACCAAGAAATACGGCTGGACGAAAGATGTGCTTATCAACAAGATAGAAGCATAGACCTACGAAAATTATCTGCTCGGTCAGAGCAACTTCGACACGACCTTGCCGGAGAAGATAAAGAGCCAAGCCATACTTGCCCTGAAAGACGAATATACATTCGACCTTGTGGGCCTTTCGGAAGAACATTCCGAATATGAATTGGAACAAGCGATTATAAAGAATATCCGCGCGTTCCTCATGGAGTTCGGTCCCGATTTCGCCTTTGTCGGCAACCAGTACCGGATAGAAGTGGACGGAAAGGAATACTTCATAGATTTGCTGTTGTACAACAGGCGTTTGCAGGCCATGATAGCGATTGAATTGAAAATCGGCGAGTTCCTGCCGGAGTATAAAGGCAAGATGGAATTTTACCTGAATGTGCTGAACGACACCGTAAGACTGCCTCACGAAAACCCGGCTATCGGTATCATCATCTGCAAATCGAAAAGCCGCATGATTGTGGAATACGCCCTGAAAAGCTCGACAATGCCTATCGGGGTGGCGACTTACAGCCTGTCGCCGGAGCTGCCCGAAGCCTACAAGGAGTTGCTGCCGACCTCTGAGGAGATAGCGAAGAAGATAGAATTGCTTATGGAATAACGTATAAGTGCCGATGTTTGCATATCGGCACTTTTTATATTCTATTCATTCGGGATTTCGCCCGTCCTTTGCAACACACCGTCCCTGTAAAACTCGATTCGTCCGGGCTTGAAGCCCATTTCGCCGAGGGCTATATGCTTGATATAGTTCCGGTACTTGTTTCCTGAAAAGTTCTTTCCGCATAGATTGTTAAAAAACATCGGGATAGAAAACCCGTCCTCGCTTCTCAATACGGTCTTGCCGTCTTGCTTGATTTCGTCTGTCATCGTCGTTTCGTTTTAATGGATTAAACATTCATCGCTGTCTTTTCTTTCCCTGCTTTCGCTCGGCTGGGTAGGTCTGTCGTTCAACTTTTCAAGGCAACGGAAGGACGAAACTGCGGCATCATAAGCCAAACCCGGATAACGGAAACAGCTTCTTGCAGGGGCTGTTTCCGTTATCCGAATGGAATGCGGTTTGGCGTCGATGCGCTTCGTCCTACATTCGCCGGCGAAAAGAGAAAGACAGGCCTGCCGGCAAAGGAGAGAAAATTGCAGGTACAACAAAAAAGAGGTGAGAGACAGGAGAAAATACTCTAAAAAATTTGCACCGCAGTAGAATTTATGTATTTTTGCAGTTGTATTTCAAAATTACATAAATGAATATGGAGCCAAAATATATCCGCAGGGAATTATCCGCCGTGATAGAAGAGGCGTACCGCTATTTCTCGGTCATAACCGTTACCGGTCCCCGTCAGTCCGGCAAGACAACACTGATCCGTAATCTGTTCCCACACCTGCCGTACTACTCTTTGGAGAACCTCGACGTGCGGAGCTTTGCCGAAAACGACCCAGTCGCTTTTCTGAACCAGCACGCGGAGGGCATGATTCTCGATGAAGTGCATAATGCCCCGAATCTTTTGTCGTATATACAAGGCATGGTGGACGATGACGCAGACCGGCGATTCATCCTTTCAGGCAGTTCGCAGTTCGCCATGCTGAAAAGGATTACTCAATCCCTAGCGGGACGTACCGCCGTATTCGAGTTGCTGCCCTTGTCCTACTCCGAGATACGGGAGATAGCCTCCGATACGCCGCTTGACCATCTGCTGCTGGACGGGTTCTATCCCGCGATTTATTCGGGACGCAACGTGCCCAAATTCCTCTATCCGGCCTATATGAAAACCTACCTGGACAAAGACGTGCGCGATTTGCTGCAAATCAAGGACATGATGCAGTTCCATACGTTTATCCGTCTTTGCGCCGGGCGTATCGGCTCGCTGTTCAAAGCCTCCGAGCTGGCGAATGAAATCGGTATCAGTTCGCACACCATCACGGCGTGGCTCTCCGTCTTGCAGGCATCCTATATCGTGGCCCTGCTGCCCCCGTATTTCGAGAATACGCGCAAACGACTGACCAAAACACCCAAGCTCTACTTTACGGACACGGGGCTTGCCTGCTATCTGCTCGGCATCGAATCTCCGAAACAACTTGCACGGGATAAGATGCGGGGGGCGCTGTTCGAGAATTTCATCGTGATGGAAGCATTGAAACGGCGATATAACCGGGGCAAGGAGAGCAACCTCTATTTCTACCGGGACTCGAACCAGAACGAGGTCGATCTCGTGCTGAAAAAAAGTTCGGGATTGTACGGTATCGAAATCAAGTCGGCCATGACCTACCATGCGGATTTCGAGAAAACGCTGAAACAAATGGACGACTGGATCAAAAGTCCCGTAGAGGGTAAGGCCGTCGTATATTCGGGGACGTTCGAAAATACAGCAGGAAAGATCAAGTTGTTGAATTATGCCCATTTGGACGATGTGCTGGAGTAATTCCTATCGCCGGCTTTCCTCGCAACGAACAGCGGTTGCCGGAACAGATGCAGACGGTCTTTCGCGCATAGCAACACTGCCTGTCGGAGATCTCGAAAAAACGATATTCCCGATGCAGGAAATTTCCGGTAGACCTTCAGGGAAATACCATACAGACGGCGACCCCGACCGGAGTGCATCAACCGCCCCGACGGCGAAAGCACACCGGGAGCGTAAAGAATCCATAAAAACCGGTAAACCAACATTACAAGCTCAGTTTTTCACTATATTTGAATAAAATCTCTATAAGTATGGAAACCAAACCCATAAAAAAACATTTGAACAGGTTGTTGCTGGACCCCAACAACTACCGCTTCATCGACCGTCCAGAATACAAGCCTGTGTCCGACGGACAGATTGCGGAGTCCCGGATACAGCAGCGCACGGCTGAGTTTCTCAAAGGGAGGAACAACGAGAACATTGAAGACCTAATTAACAGCTTCAAAACGAACGGTGTGCTGCGGCAGGATCCCATACAAGTGCGTCCTTTAGGAGACAACTACGTCGTCATCGAGGGCAACCGTCGCACCGCGACACTGAAATACTTGTATGAGCAATTCCAGAAGGGAATGGATGTCGGCGTTCTGACCGAAAGCGATTTCAAGAGCGTCGAGTTGATCGAGTTGCAGGGGCAAGACCGCCGCCATGAGTTGATCGCCATGGGACTCAACCACATCAGCGGGAAAAGGCGCTGGAGCCCGGTGAATCAGACCCGTCTGATCCGGGACCTGCTCGAAGAGTGCGGCATGACCGAAGACGAGATATGCAACGCGCTGGGCATCACCAAGCATTACCTGCGCCGCAGTATGCGGACGCTGGCCCTAATCGAGCGATATAAAGGCAGCGATTACGGGGACCAATTCCAGACGGACAAGTATTCCATCTTCGAAGAGATCATCAAAAATACCGCCCTGAAAAACTGGCTGGGCTGGAACGACGACTTGCGCGCCCCCTCGCGCCTCGACCGTGAGGAGCGACTATTCTCGTGGATCTCGGTTACCGAGCGCGTGCAAAGAGACGAAGAGACAGGGGACGAACAAATCACCAAGCTGGAGCCGATCGTCACCAAAAGCCATGAAATCCGGGAACTGGCGAAATTCGTCGAAGACGAGAAAGCCTTAGTCAAGATGGAGGAGAGTCGCAGCGTCACAATCGGGTTCGCATCCAGCGAGGCCATATGCGAAACGCGGCTGCACAATGCGCTCGATAATATCGCCTCGGAGGTGAATGCAGCGTTGCATTTCAGCGACTACCTTTCGGACGACGACTACACGCGCATCGGCCGGCTGAAGACCAAATTGGAGAGGCTGTTGCCTTCACCGAGCGAGATTCGCATCGGGTCATTAAACAGCAATGTGGCGCCGCGCTTCTTGCAGGTGTCGGCACACTATTCGGACCTATACATTCGCAGATACCGCAAGATTGCCAATCTGAATATCGGAAAGTTACGCCGGATCAACCTTTTCGTCGGGGAGAACAATTCCGGGAAGACCTCCCTGCTGGAGGCCGTCTACCTGCTGGCGCAACTCAACGACCTGAACGCCTTTCTCGACCTGGAGCGTTTCCGCGGCAAGTTTTTCCGGGATTTCAATGCCCTATGGGTGGACAAAAATTTCATCTCTCCTATCGACATCGCCGGGCATTTCAACGGGTTGGACACGCAGGTCCGTATATCGAAGGAAGATGCGCAAGAAAATATCGACAAAAACTCCTATATTTCCACGATACGGATCGATGCGAATACCGGGGCTGATGAGCTCTCCAGCTACGTGCATCTATACCTGAATCGGGAACCGGAACTCTATTACCAGAAAGCCCAAAAGCTTTGTCGCTCGGCTTTTTCCAGCCCTTATCGCTACAACGACTCGATACTCCGAGAGGCACACGCACGCGCCGTAAAGGAGAAACGCATCGACGAGATCACGAATTTTATCCGCCAACATATCGACCCGGCCATCGAGAAGATCGAACTAACCGATATCCATGGGGAAAACCGCTTTTTCGTCACATCGAAGACGCACGAGTGTAGTATCGACCTGACCAAGTACGGCGAGGGCCTGCAACGCATCTTCGAGATAGCCCTGCTGTTCGCCTATTGCTCCGACGGCATACTGTGCATTGACGAGATAGACAGCGCGATCCACAAGGGACTGCTGGTTCGCTTCGCCGAGTTCGTGCAGAAACTGGCCGAGGAATACAATGTACAACTGTTCCTCTCCACCCATAGCAAGGAGTGCGTCGATGCATTCTCCAGAACGCAGAAAGAGGACTTGATGGCTTTCGCCCTGTACACAACCCAGGACGATACGGTGGATTTCCGATATATGGAGGGCGAGGAACTTAAAGAACTGATAGATATTATCGACCTCGATATTCGATAGACGCCATGGAAAAGATTTTGTTTGCATTATGCGAGGGACCTCACGATGTGGCGTTTCTGTACAGAATATTACAGGTGAACGGCCTTCAAAAATACTCAAAGCCTATCGGGGAGTTTCCCGCTCCACTGAACAAATATTTTGCCAGTGAGGCGGCCGGAGAAAACCTCGAACAGCTGAAACTGGAAGAGGTGCGGAACCGACGTCTACCGTCGGAGGTACTCGCACACAAAGATGATGCGCTCGTATTGCTTTATGCCATCGGGGGAGATTCCCAAGTAGAGCCCCGACAAAAACTGCTACAAGATGTCGCCCGCATATATGGTCGCCATCAGCCAGAGGAGAAAAAAATCAAAACGGGAGCGACAGCCCAATGCTCGGTCCTCTATTTTTTCGATGCGGATCAGAAAGGGTCCGATGCTCGGCTACAGGAGGTTTGTCGTGAGCTGTCCAAGGTATTGGAATCGGAGGTTTCCCTATCAGGAAATCCGCAGCAATACCGGCATACCAACGGCATCACTTATGCCGCCCATATCTTTGCCGAAGCAGGGAAACCGACCGGCAAACTGGAAAATATCCTCCTTCCGCTGATGCGGCAGGGCGACGAAGAGATTTTCCATCGGGCGGAAAGTTATGTAGAACTGCACGATCCGAAGAGACTGCCGCGCCTGAAAGTAGTTGAAATGGGAAACGGGCAATTGACGGAAGTGCGCGACGAAAAGAAGAAGGGAAAATACCATCGGGACAAATCGGTTATCGGCATAGCCGCCCAGTTGCAAAACTCCGGTTCCACGAATACCGTCTGTATCAAGCACAGTGATTATCTGACCCGAAATAAGATAGTTTCGGACCCCTCATGCCGGAAAATATGGCATACGTTCGAAGCCTTAATCGTTCCGACTCCATGACGGCCACCGGTAGCAATACCCTACTTCGCCCAAACTGAATCACCATGAACGAAAGGCTTGTTTTTCTGATTTTGCTCGGTGGATTCAGTTTGCTTTGTAGCATCATCGGTTACGGCGGCGGAAAACCGGGGAGGCGGCGTTCGCCGCCGCGCGGACGGCTGAGAGCGACAAGGAGCGCGACCGCTACTGCCGGATGGCGGTAATGGCCGGTCATCGTAATGCCTGCCGGATGTTCTGCCTCTCACGGCCCGACCTGTTCGAGGACCATCACCCGCTCAAGCCGTTCAGACTGCGTGGTATTCGGGTGGCTTTCTACGGGTATTATTATCCCTCCCGGTGGAACGATCTAATCGGCAACGAACAGCGGGCGTTCTGCCGTTCGCTATACCGTTTCAAGGAGGGCAAAATACACGGTATCGAGTTCTTCAAGGCGTGCATGGCCGCCTTGGAGACGGAAGACAGGCCGTACCACGTCATGTTCATGCCGTGCAGTAACGGCGCGAAGTATGTCCGACGGTTCAAGCGCCTCCACGGATATATCGGTAAGCACCGACCGGAACTGACATCGGGACTGCACGATGTCGATGTGTTCAAGCCGCGGGAAAGCCTGCACGCGGTTAAGGGCGGCGAGAAGCGCGTCTTGGAACGGAACTACCGCATCACGGGCGATATTGAAGGGAAAGAGATCGTTATCGTCGATGACGTAATAACGACCGGGCAGAGCCTGACCGACTACCGGAAGGAGATCGAGCGATGCGGCGGCAAGGTGGTCGCGGCCATCTTCTACGGCAAGACCGTCACAATGCCGCCGCTGCTGCTGATAAAAGCGGCGGTATGGGGCAAACACCTTATATCCTGAATCGGAGAAGCGATAAATCCGGGATGTATGCAAAGGGCAATACCTGCGCCGAATCCTTTAATAAAGCGCTGGCGGCGGTGTAAATCTTTTACATCGCCGCCAGCGCTTGCACGCACTCCCGCCGCGTGGAGTCAATGTAGTCGAACAGCAGCGAGGGATCGACGCTCCGGCCGTCGAGTCTGCAGGTAATGTGCAGGTGCTCGCCCGTGCTGCGCCCCGTAGAGCCGGTAACGCCGACCGCATCGCGCGGACGTACCGACATTCCTTTGACGACGAGTATCTTCGAGAGGTGGCAATAGCTGACGGTGTAGCTGCCGTGCCGCAGGGTCACGTACTTGCCGGAACTGCGGTCCTGCCCGACCCTGACGACCACCCCTTTCATCATGGCCAGAGCCGCCTCGCCCCGCGCATGCAGGTCGAGGCCGTCGTGAAACCTCCTTTTCCCGGTAAACGGGTCGCTGCGGTAGCCGTAGGGCGACGTGACGCGGATATGCCGCAGCGGATAGCACACGCTGAGATAACGCTCCACCCACTCCTTTTTACGCGCCTCGACGGACGTCGCATCCTGTGCGGGGGTCGCTTCCACAGGCGACGGCCACGGGTTCTCCGGACCGGAAAGCAGCAGCGCCGCCCGGCAACTGTCCGGCACGGCAGCTACGGTAGCGAACCGCGCGTCGGCCGGTATCGTGCAGACCGAAAGGCACCACATCATCAAAAGCAACATCCTTTTCATGCGGCAAAGATAACGCCCGCTTCCGACGGCGGGCCAAAGTCGCCATACTTTCTTCCGAAAACATGGAAATTAAGCGATTCAGAATATGATTTTAGCATGAAAATCATATTCTGAATATAAAAATCGAGCGCCACAACGATTTATAACACACTATTTTTGTTAGACAGAATAAAATTACCATACCTTTGCAGAGTATAATTTTTCAACATAATCAGAATATGAAAACAGCACGATTCGAATTTGACGAACTGCCTTTTCAGACGCTGGCCCGCTTCGGCCTCACGCAGGAGATGATCGAAGATCTACCGATGCGCGTGCTGGACGAGCTGTGCGAGGGCCGCCACTCGCCCGTACTTCCCGTGCGCGTGAGCGACGAGAACGGGAAGACGGTAGAGAGCCGCACCCGCCTGGTCTTTTACCGGATGGAGAACGGACAGGTGGACGTGCTCTTCTATCCTGTACTGAAATCCTCGCCGCTGGACCGCTATGACCGGGAGCAGCAGAAACAGCTACTTGCGGGCAAAGCGATCCTCGCGGACACCCCGACGGAAGACGGACGGCACACGAAGGCTTTCGTGCAGATCGACCCCGAGACGAAACAGGTGATGTCCGTCCCTACGCCCATCATCGGGCGCAACCTGCAGGTGCTGGCCGAGGAGCTGCACATGGGCACGGCGGAGATAAACGGAATGCAGCACGGCGACCCGCTGACGATGGTCGTGGACGACGAGCCCGTCACGGTGGGCATCGACCTGCACGCGGCCACCGGCATCCGCTTCTGCGCGGGAGACGAGCAGAAATGGAGGGAGCAGAGCAAGCGCGAATGGGACAAGTACACCTTCGGGGTGTACGGCTGCTGGGTAATGGACGACGAGGGCAACCTCAATTACGTGTCCGAAGAGGAGTACACCGAGGAGCTGTGGAACGAACAGAAAAAGAGCGCCGAGCGCAACCGCGCGGCGGCCCTGCACAAATAAAGGGAGCAAAAGGCAATGGCACACGGCGAATACTACCCCGAAGAGGTACTGGTAGAGAAGGTACAGGCGGGAGAATACGGCTGGCTCGACTACGTGAACCACTTCTCGGCCGAGTGGCAGGACGAATACGTCCGCTACTGCGAAAAACGGGGGCTGATGGTCGGCGAGGAATCCGCCGCCGAGTTCGTCCGCTACAAGGACGACCAACTGGAGGCGGCCATGGAGGCCGGCGACGCATAACAGGCAACCATCACGACACAGGACTATGGCGATACGAACGAATACCAATCCCCGGCAGATGGACTTGCAGCCCGAGTTGCGCGACATACTGATGCGCAACGGGCTTCAGGCCCACGTGGCGCTCGACAGCGGGGGCTACCGGCTGCTCGTGCAGGGGCACGACTCGCCGCTGCTGAGTTACCCGATCACCGAGCGGCAGATGCTCGCGCTCACGGACTGGGGGACGCTCACGGCCAACAAGAAAGCCTACAACGTGCTGACGGGTATCCTGTCGAAAGATTTCTACCTGCCCAAGGATTTCGTCCATGCCCGCAACGCCAACGGCCGCGTAGCCATGGGGCTGCACGGCTACCGCATAGGCATCGGCGAGTACGGACGGCTGGGACGGTTGGGCATGCCCCCGCCGTTTCTGGGCTGGACGCCGCGCCACCAATGGGGCTTCCACCTGCGGCGGGTCGGCGGGCGGCTCTTCTATCCGGGACCGTACACCGTTCCCGAACGATGGGACGGGCGCATGAAGCCCGGCGAGATGCAGTCGGGCGGATACGGATTCTACTACAAAGGCGACAGGCAGCCGCAGGCAGCCCCCGTGCAGCAAGACGTATTGCGACAGTTGGAGGCGGTCATCGAACCGATGGCGGGCATCCCGCGCAGCGGGGAACCGGCCCGGCCCTACAAGGAGCTGATCGCCTCGCCGGTCTATTTCTCCAACGAGAAATGGCTGGAGTGCCTCGCCTCGCACGGGCTGATCGTGGATGCGGAGCGGCGGACGCTGACCGTACAGTCGGAGCGTGTCGCGGCCGATATGGTCTACGACCTGACGGAAGAAGAGACGGCCGCGCTGACCTCCGGCTCCATCGAGGAACACCCCGTCGAAAGGCGGCTGGAGACACTGAACCGCATCATCGGCGAGGACTTCGCCGACCCGGTAACGGTGGAAGTCCTCGACAGCGAGCGGCGTATCGACATCGGCCTGCACCCGGAAATAGCTCGGGAGCTGGCCGAGCGGCAACGGCAGGAAGAGGAGCTGCTGCGGCCGTTGGAGAATCCGATGCCGCAGGAAGATATACTGCACGGAACCGATGCGGCCGTAGACGGGCGCGACCTGCCGCTGCTTGACGAGCGTAAGGGATGGTACCGGGAGGAGATGTACGGGCGGGAAGTGGAGGTCGGCCAGATCGGCGTACACCCGGCGCAGGCGGAGGGGAAATACGTGATGACCGCCGTGATCGACGGCCGGGTCGTCAGCCACGAGATCACCCAGCGGGACTACGACCGCTTCCTCGCCGTGGACGACTACCACCGCATGAAGCTCTTCTCGAAGATTTTCAGCGAGGTGGAGATGAAGCCGCGGCCGGAGACGCAGCGCGGCCTCGGCGTGAAAATCTTCGCGGCCCTGACCGCCGGCGCGGTAGTCACGGCAGGCGTGGCGCACGGCCTGCATCACCACCGCCACGCTCCGGAGATATACGGCGGGCACTACGGCGGGCCGCCGCGCCCCTACTTCAAGCCCGGCGTGGATACGCCGAGGGACGTGGCGATACGCGCCTTCGAGGCGGAGATGAACCGCGAGGCGGACGATATGCGAAGAGGAAGATAAAAAGACGATATGAAAGACGGAGAACTGACATACGACGATTTTCTGCGACGGCTCGACATACAGGACGTACTGATCGACGCCGGATACTGCCAGAACCGGCGCGACGGCCTGCGCTACCCCTCCTACGTCCGCATAGGCAGCGACGGACGGCGCATCCGGGGCGACAAGTTCATCGTAACGCAGCAGGGCCGGTGCTGTTTCCAGCCGCCCCATCAGAAGGTATACAACATCATCTCGTTCATCAAGGAGCACCCGCAACTGTTTGCGGAGTACAGCGCAGGCATGGCTCCCGACCGGCTGGTAAACCTCGTGTGCAACCGCCTGCTGAACCACCCCATAGAAAACCGCGAGGCGCGGATCATACGGCCCGCGCGGGACATCCGCCCGTTCGACATCGGGAACTACGACCTGCACCGGTTCGACCCGCAGGACCGGGCGACGCAAAAGAAATTCTACCCCTACTTCAAGAGCAGGGGTATCGACCTATATACGCAGTACGCCTTCCACCGGAACTTCTGTCTGGCGACCAAGAAGCGGGACGACGGCCTGCGGTACACCAACCTCGCCTTTCCGATGACCCTGCCCAAAGACCCGGAAAAGACCGTGGGCTTCGAGGAGCGGGGACGCGCCCGCGCGGACGGCAGCTCCGGCTACAAGGGCAAGGCCGAGGGGAGCAATTCGAGCGAGGGGCTGTGGATCGCCAGCCCGGCAGGGATGCCGCTCTCGGAGGCGAAACATGTCTACTGGTTCGAGAGCGCCTACGACGCGATGGCCTACTACCAGCTTCATCAGGCGCAGAACAAGGAGCTGCGCAAGGCGGTCTTCGTATCGACGGGCGGCAACCCGACCGCCACGCAGATGCGGGGCGTGCTGGCCGTTACCCGTCCGGCCGAACAGCATATCTGTTTCGACACCGACCTGGCCGGCATGGACTTTACCCGGAACCTGATACACGCGATGTACCGCACGGTACGCGCCTCGATCGAGGAGACGCCCGAGCGGAAGCCCTACCTCGACTCCATCCCCGACCGCGATGACCTGGACGGCGGGAACATCGGGCTACTGCCCGAGGCTTTGCAGAAGAGCTGCGAAAGGTCCGAGGCCGAGCATGAGAAGGCCCTGTCGATGCGCATGGACAACCGCCACAGCCCGGCCGAGATACGGAAGCAGGAGGAGATCGCACGCAAGTGCTACGTGGAGTTCCGGGAGGGACTGCGGGAGTTTCTCGGCAGCGCGGGCGACTTCACCTTTACCCGCGAGCAGCCCGAATATCCCCACAAGGACTGGAACGCGCTGCTTCTGGCGGAGATCGCCCGGCAGGAATCGCCCCGCGAGGAGACGGCTAAAGAGGAAGCGCACGAAGAGGAACGGCAGGCGTGCCGGCGTAGGTAACGACGGGCGCAACCCATAACAACCGAAAACAACGATGGAAGAGAAAGACCCGAAACACGACGATATGCCGCAACAGCTCGACATCCGGGAGGTGCTGCTCGACGCAGGATACCGACAAAACCGCCGCTTCGGCCTGCGCCTCCCCTCCTACGTCCGGCTGGACAGCGAGGGCAAGCGCATACGGGGCGACAAGTTCGTCCTCACGCAAGACGGGAAGCGCTGCTTCCGACCGCCCCGGAAAAAGGAATACGACGCCGTGTCGTTCATCAAGGAACACCCGCAGCTTTTCGCGGAATACTACGAGGGCATAGACCCGGACGATCTGGTGGAGTTCGTGAGCGACCGCCTGCTACCTATCCCCGCCGGGGCACTCAGGAAACAGACCGTAGAACCACCCGACTGGGAAGTCCGGCCGTTCGACATAACGGACTACGAACTGCACCGGTTCGACCCGAAGAAACGGGCAACGCAAAAGCGGTTCTACACCTATTTCACATATCGCGGCATCGACCTGCGCACGCAGGCGGCCTTCCACCGGAGTTTCTGTCTGGCGACCAAAAAGCGGGACGACGGCGTGAGGTACACCCGTCTCTCCTTTCCGATGGTCCTGCCCAAAGAGGCGGGAAAGATCGTGGGCTTCGAGGAACGGGGACGCGCCCGCGCGGACGGCAGCTCCAGCTACGAGGACTACGCCCAAGGAAGCAACATGGACGAGGGAGTGTGGATCGCCAGCCCCGCCGGGACGCCCCTTGCGGAGGCGAAACACGTCTACTGGTTCGAGAGCGCCTTCGACGCGATGGCCTACTACCAGCTTCATCGGGATCGGAACAGGGAACTGGACAAGGCGGTTTTCGTCTCGACGAGCAACTTCCCCTCCACGAAGCAGATGCGGGGCGTGCTCGAACAGACGATCCCGGCCCGACAGCACATCTGTTTCAACAGCAGTACGGCCTGGCACGATTCCGCATGGAAGCTGGAAAGGGAGATATACTGTACGGTACGTGACGCCATCGAGCAGACGCCCGAGCGGAAGCCCTATCTCGACTCCATCCCGGACGGGCAGGACCTGACCGAAGGAGAGTATTACCTGCTGCCCAAGGGCGGCCTGCAAGAAAGCTGCAAATGGTTCGACAGCGAATGGGAGGAGGCCATGTCGATGCGTTCGAGCAGGCTGTGCGCCCCGGAAGACGTGCAGGACCAAATAGACACGATGAACAGGTGCTACCGGGAGTACCGCGAAAAGCTGCGGGAGTTTCTCGGGATCGACAGGGAACACGACGTGGACTTTACCCGAGAAGAGCCGGACTACCGCCACAAGAGCTGGAACGGACAGCTTCTCGCCGAACAGCGCCGGGAAGAGTCCGTCGGGCAGCGGCAGGAACGGGAAGAAAGCGCCGAAGAGGAGCGGCAAACACGCCTTGGCCGATGACAGCGACGCACACCATACGGGAGAGCCGGAACGTGGTCCGGCGGCCGCACGCCGGGCAGTTCCTGATCGACGGACTGCCCCTGATACTGGCCTGCATAGCTGCTCTGGTGTACGGCGGGATGGAGGGTATGCCGCTGGGCGGTACGGCGAGGGCCGTCGCCCTGTCGCTGCTCCTCGCGCTGCTGTACCGCTTCGCCTGCCTGCGCCGCATACGCTACCGGATAGACGCGGAGCAGCTCGTCTGCGAACACGGGCTTCTGCGGCACAAGGTCGATTACATGGAGCTGTACCGCATCGTGGACTTCGAGGAATACCAGAACCTACTGCAACAGCTCTGCGGGCTGAAGACGGTACGCATCCTCTCGACGGACCGCAACATGCCGAGGCTCGACCTTACAGGGATGCGGCGCGGCGACGACATCGTACCGCTGATACGCGAACGGGTGGAACAGAACAAACGGGAAAAGGGAATCTATGAGATCACGAATCATTAGCCTCTGTCTGCTCGCCGCGCTCGCCGGCCTGCTGCCGCAGCAGGCCGGGGCTCAGATCGCAGCCTCCAACCCGCTGGAATGGGTGGCGCTGGCCGAGGGCAACGAGGCGATAAACGGGCAGATCGAAAAGCAGATCAAGGGGCAGACGCAGACGGCCCTGCTCCAGAACAGCATAGCGGCCGAGTTCAACCGCATACACGACTGGCAGAGACAGTACAACGGCTACCTCAAGACGGCCAGCGGCTACGCCTCGTCGCTGAAAGCCTGCACGCACCTCTACAACGACGGGGTGCGGATCTTCCTCACGCTGGGGAAGCTGGGCCGGGCGGTCAGGGATAACCCGCAGGGCATTGTCGCCAGCATGAACATGAACAACCTCTACATCGAGACGGCGACGGAGCTCGTGTCGGTGTTCACGCTGCTCCGTGACGCGGTGGCCGCAGGCGGTGAGGAGAACATGCTCACGGGCGCGGAGCGCAGCACGACCCTCTGGGCGCTGAACGACAGGCTCGCGGCGTTCAGCCGGAAGCTGCACCGGCTCTACCTGAGCCTGCGCTACTATACGCTCTGCGACGTGTGGAACGACATAACGGCGGGCATGATAGACCCGGACAACGGCGAGGCGGCGCGTATGGCCCTCTCGCGCTGGCACCGGGCGGCCGTGGCCATCCGTTGAAACGAAGGGAAATAAAAACGGGAAATGATGAAGCAAATGATCCCGATATGGATTCTGTTGCTATGCGTCTGCGCCGGCAAGGCACGGGCGCAGAACGACCCCGTGCTGGCCGGGATGATCGCGGCTTACACCGACAAGGCGCAAAAGGAGCTGAAGAACCAGGAGAAGGTCATGCTGATGCAGACCACGGGGCACTTGTGGACGAAGGAAGAGGTGGAAGCCACGACCGATCTGCAACGGGAGTTGAACAACTACCTGGACTCGTTCCGCTCGATCGTCTGCTACGCGGCGCAGATTTACGGCTTCTACCACGAAGTGTCGCGGCTGACGGACAACATGGACGACTTCACCCGGCAGTTGGGCCGAAGCCCCACGAACGCGCTGGCGGTCGCCCTCTCCGCGCGGCGCAACCGGATATACAGGGAGCTGCTGCTCGGCAGCGTGGAGATCGTGAACGACATCCGGGCGGTCTGTCTGGCGGAAAACAAGATGACCGAGCGCGAGCGCATGGAGATCGTCTTCTCCGTCCGCCCGAAGCTGCAAGGGATGAACGGGACGCTGCAGCGGCTGACCAAGGCCGTGAAGTACACCACGATGTGCGACATCTGGTACGAGATAGACGGAGGCGCACGCCCCGCGGCCGACAAGCACGACATAGCGGAGGCGGCCCGAAGGCGCTGGCGGCAGATCGGGAAGAACGTAAGACCTTAAAAAAACGAAGATATGGGATGGGATGCGATATTGAAAGCCGGTAAAAAGGCCATCGTCACGGCCGCGAAAAAGAGCGACCAGGCGGTAACGGCCGCCGGCAGGAGCGCGGGCCATGCGATGCTGCACCCCTCGCAGACCTTGCGGGGCGCAGGCCAGGCCGTGAAGACCGCCACCGTAGGGGCTGCGGTCGGATACGTGGGTTGGGAAAAGCTGACCTCGGACAAGAGCGTGGCGAGGATCGTCAGCGACGCCGTAATCGGAGAATCGGCCACGAACGCCATCGCAGGCGTACCCGACGGCGTGCGCGAGCTGAGGAACAAAGCCGGAGAGACGGTCTCCGCAGTAAGCGGCGCCGCGGACGGCGGAGACTCGAAGCTGAACGGCGTATCGAACTTCCTGCGGGAAGCCTCCGGCGGCGGCCTTATGGAGATGCTGGGCGGCTTCTTCCGCAACCTCGGCCGCGGCAACGTGTCGGGACTGAGCATCGCGGGGCTGATCGCGGCGGCCCTGCTCGTCTTCGGACGCTTCGGCTGGCTGGGCAAGATCGCCGGGGCGTTCCTCGCCATGATGCTGATCGGCAACAACGCGGGGGTATTCCGCACACCGGAGGCGGAACGCACGATGCGCACGCCGTCGCAAGCCGTACCGTCAGAGGAACAAGTGCAGAGCGGAGGGATGAGAAGATAAGAGATAAAACAGAGGGAGGACGGAAGGCCATGAAATATACGGAAGAGATGATACTGCACTCCGACAGCGGCTATTGCATGCCGTTCGAGGCCCCGCAGGGAGAGGACGTGGAACTGTCGCTGGGCTACGGCGAGCAGACGCACCCGGAAACGGGTGAGCAGTTCTTTCACCACGGCATCGACTTTCCCGTGCGGTACCGCATGCTGGCGGCCGTGGCCGACGGCATCGTGTCGGGTGTGGGCAGCGACCCCGTGCACGGCATCTGCCAGACGATCCGCTACGGGGAGTACGAGGTGACATACGGCCACCTGTCGAACGTCTACGCCCAGTTCGGGCAGCGCGTAAAGGCGGGACAGACGGTGGCCCTGAGCGGCGAGCGGCTGCACGTCGGCGTCCGCTTCAAGGGCGAGGAGCTGAACCCGATTGAGTTCCTGACGATGCTCTACGGTAATATCCGGGCCTTGCAGGAGGCCGGAGGGGAGGCAGCGGGCGGATTCTGCGAGCCGGCGCCGGCGACCGACTACGAGCAGTACCGGCGGGAGATCGAGGAGCTGATGCTCCGCTTCCTGCCCTGCTACATGGAGGACTTGCGGCGGAGGACGTACACGGTGCCCGCGCATACGGAGCAGTCGCTGCGCCACATCTTCACTACGGGCGCAATGAAGGAGTATTTCTACGAGCGGATGCCGAGCATGTACAACCCTCTGGGGCTGGGACGCAAAGCCCTGCCGCTGGTGGGCAAGGTGCAGAACCTGCTGATCGCGGACTTCCTGAACTACCTCGCCCTGCGCCACGAGGTGTACCTCCCGGCAATGGGCGGCGACGTAAAAAAAAAACTTCGTGCCGAAGCCCTGATCCCCGGCGGAGTAATCGACCCGCTGGCGGAGCTGGAGATCGACATCCAGAGCTTCGACATACCGAGGATCGTCACCGTCTATCCCGACCGCGCGGGGGTGCGCTGGTGGACAAAAGCGTGGTTCAACAACCGGGAAGAGGGCGAGACTTCGGTGGAGATCGAACGGGAGCAGGCCATACGGTTCATCCACGACAAGGTGGAGAAGGATGTCTGGCTCGACGAGTTTTTCCCGAAACAGATGGAGGTGTACCGTCACGCTATCGAACAGACGAAAGAGCAACTGCTCAAACAGATAAACATATAGAGACACTATGGACGGCATCAGACACAGAGAACGGTTCGCGGAGATAGAGGCCCTGATGGACAGCTATTTCCGCTGCCACATCGCACCCGTCATGTCGAAAACGCGGACCTATCTTACCGAGAAGCAGGGCGAGGAGATGATGGAATACTCGACCTCGCCGGGCGGCATCCTCAGCTTGATGGCCTCGTCGATGCAGCCGCTGGCCGACCCGTATCAGGTGCTCAAGGCGACGGGCGAATGGAACTCGAAGACCACCGAGGACTATATCGAAATGTGCAAGGCGGAGATCGCCGGCTCGGAGGCGATGCAGCAGGACCTCGCCTACATGGCCGAACGGTGGCGCGAGGCCGTCGTGCAGGAGGTGGGCCGCGAGCGCTACGACGAACTGTCGCGGGAGCTGGGCTGCGACCTGGCCTATGCGTTCGTGGACTACCGCGTAGAGCAACTGATGATCGGCCGGCTGGTCGAGGAACGGATGCCCAGGTCGTCGTCCGAATACATCATCCGCAAGGCGGCCGAATCGAGCCTGCTGGGGCTGACGCAGACCCTGAGCCGTTCGCCGCTGGCCGAGGAGATCGAAAGGCGCGGCGAGGCGGCCTACCGTCCGAGCAAGATAGAGAAAGGCGCGGCCAAGGTGCTGGGCGTCTCGGCCGACGCCGTGATGCTGGGCGGCGCAGGGTCGTGGACGGCGCTGGCCCGCTTCGTCGGTATGGACGCGGCAGTATCGGCCGTGGCCTCGCGCCTCTGGCCGGAGGGGCCGGAACCCCTCTCGGCGGAGCTGTGTATCAGCAAGGGCGTCTTCGGCAGCGACGACAACGTATTCGAGGGATTCCGCCGGGAGGCCGCCGCTATACAGGCGGCGGAAAACGCGCTCGTGGCCGAAGCCAACGGGCGGTTGCGAAACAGGATACCGGTGGTAAGCTACGACCTCGCGGGCTGGAGGAAGCCGGGCGCGGAGTACCTGCCCTTGCCGGACATGCGAAGCGCCGAGGAGCGCGAACGCGCGGAGCGATACAGGGACGTGCCGCTGGTGGTCGCCCCCGGGCAGGAGGAAGCCTACTTGCAGGACAAAGCCCGACGCGAAGCCGCGGAGGACGGAGAGCAGCACAGGGAAACCGGAGGGAAAGAGGAAGTGTGGAAAGAAGGGACAGGAGAGAAAGAAGGGAAAGAGGAGGAAAAAGACGACGCGCTTCGGGAAGGAACGGCCCTTTCCGGGGAGCAGACGCGGGAAGAGCGCGACGGAGAGGAGGCCGTACCGGCACAGGGCAACGCGAACGGATGGGAAGGCGTGCTCGGCACGCTGGGGCTGGACGGCATGGGCGATGTAGCCGGCAATCTCGGCTATGTGATCGCCATGCTGCCCGACATCCTGCTGGGGACGTTCACAGGCAAGACGCAATCGCTTCGATTGGGGGACAACCTGCTGCCGATAGCGAGTATCGTGGCGGGTATGTTCATCCGCAACCCGCTGCTGAAAATGCTGCTGATCGGCCTGGGCGGTGCCAACCTGCTGAACAAGGCGGGGCACGAGGCGCTGGAAAAAAGACGAACGGAGGGAAACAGAAGCACGGCCACGACAGACAGAGAGGTAAGATACAAACGCTACGCGGACGAACCGCTCGACCCGCGCATTGCGAACCCGGTGCTGCAAGGCAGCACGCTCGTGGCCACGATAGACCGCGTGCCCTGCACCATACAGCTGTCGCCGGCCGTGGCGGACGCCTACCGCACGGGGGCGCTGCCGCTGAACACGCTGGCCAACGCCGTGCTCGCCCAAAGCGACCGGCTCCGCGCGGCCGCCTCGCGGAACTACGACAACGGGCAGCAGGAGACCCTCGTGCGGACGCGGGGCATACAGTGATTCTGCCAACGAAAGAGATATAAGGGATATGAAAGAGAAAACGCAAATCGAGAAGAACGCCGAGGAGAAGCAAATAGCCCTGCTCTCGGCGGCCCTGCGCGAAGCGTCGAACGCCGGAGGCCACTGGCTCAACGCGGCGGGCAAAAGTTATCCGAAGTTTTACCCGAAAGGCGTCGCCGTCAGCCCGTTCAACGGACTGTTCATGGCTCTGCACTCGGACCGGAACGGATGCCGCACCAACCTGTTCACGCTCTTCGGCGACGCCAAGGCACGTGGCGCAGCGGTGCGCGAGCACGAGCAGGGCGTGCCGTTCCTGTTCTACAACTGGAACGAATACGTCCACCGCAACAACCCGGAGCAGCGGATCGGCCGGGAAGCCTACCTAACGCTGGACGAAGAGGAACGCAAGCAGTATAAGGGCGTGCATAACCGCGAGATCCGCACGCTGTTCAACATCGACCAGACGACGCTGCCCTACGTGGACAAAGAGGGCTACGAGGAGGCGGTCAGACAGGACGGCAGCATCGTGGAGCGGGGCTACACGGAAGCCGACGAGCGGCGGCTGCGCGGCCGCTTCAACGACTTCCTGACGAAGATGCGGGACAACCTCGTGCCCGTGCGTTCGGACGGCAGCGGAATGCCCCACTACGAGACGGACAGGGATGCGGTCTACATGCCGCGCCAGCGGGATTTCGAACATTACAACGACTACGTGCAGGAAGCCCTGCGGCAGGTAGTGAGCGCCACGGGACACCAGCAGCGGCTCGCCCGCGAGGGCATGGTGATGAAAAACGGCGTGGCCCCCTCGGAGGATGCCGTCAAACAGGAACGGCTGGTCGTGGAGGTGGCCTCCGGGATCAAGATGCTGGAAATGGGGCTGCCCGCACGGCTCTCCGACGAGAGCCTCGGGCTGGCGGACTACTGGTGCCGCGAGCTGAAGGAGAACCCCAACCTGATGGACGCGCTGGAAAGCGACGTGAACAACGCCCTCGAAGTGATCCGCAAGGCGGAAAAGGGTGAAAAGATAGAATACGCCACCCTGCGCAACCGGCGGCAGACCTCGGAGATGAAGGAGCAGATGCCCAAGCACTACTTCGTGGCCAACGAGATCCGGCAGCATCCCAGCCGGAAGGACAAGACCATCGTGATCGTCATCGACCCCGCCTCGAAGACGGCGGACGTGATCCTGCCGGCCGGGGCCTCGGCGGATGTGGACAACGAGATACCGGGCATGAACAAGGCCCGTATCGGCCGGGCCCTGCGAAAAGAGGGCATCGAGCAGGTACGCTTCTACAACACCGACGGGGCGCTGGGATACAGGCCCGACGACAGCTACTTCGCCGAGAAACAGGTGGCGCTGGCCCGGATGAAGAACTGGACGATGGAGATGCTCTCCACGCTGAACGTGGACGAGGCGGTCAGGCGGGCCCACGAGGTGGGCTTCGACCGGGTGCAGATGATCCAGGACGACAAAAACCGCTGGGCGCTTTACCTCAAGCCCGAAAACAGGAGCGGGTACAGCATCTATCCCGACAAGGAGGACGTGAACCGCTTCTTCTCCACGTTCAAGCAGGCGATGGACAACATCGACAAGGTGCGGATGGAGCTGGCGCACAAGTATTACGCGCTGGCCGAAACGCAGCCCGACCTGAAGGTGGACCTGTTCGGCAGCCGGACGCGGGAGACGGACCTGAACCGCATACAGCGGGTGTCGGTCTTCAAGACCAAGACGGACGGCATCCTGTGCGCGGCGACCATTGACGGAACGAAGGTGCAGCCCCGGAGCGTCACGCCGCAGCAATGGCAACGGATGTGGGTGGCGGAAGACCGCGACAGTTACAAACGCCACCTGGCGGCCACCCTCTTCGCCGACGTGCTGCGGAAGGGACAGACGCAGGAAGAGAACACCGGCGAGAAGCAGGAGAAAGAGCATTTGCAACGGCAAGGCGAAAAGGCAACGCCCAAACGTACAGACGACGTTGTCCAGGAATCCGCTTCGCCGAGAAACGGACTGCCTATAGAAAACCTGCCCGAACCGCTGTACGGCAGATACAAGGAAATAAAGGACGAACTACCGGAAGCTATTGTCCTTTTCAAACATGAAGGCAGCTATTATGCTTCCATGTATGATGCGGAAACCATAGCCAACGAATTGAACCTGCCTCCGCAAAAGGAACGTCTTGCTTATGACCCTGACAAAATGATACTCGCGTTTGAGCATGACGACGAGGAAACGAGAACGCAGATTCTCTCACTACGGGCATTTACAATAGATTGCGCCGCACCTGGATTACAACAGGAAACCGGCGAGCAAAACGAGAACGAACAACACCCGACTTTCAGGAGGTAGAGAATATGGCAAGCAAAAATCAAGAATATGCAGCACAATATGCAGAATGTGCGATGGCACAGATGCGGCGGTACGGCATTCCTGCCTCCGTCATCCTTGCCCAAGGAATACTGGAGAGCAGTAACGGGCAGAGCCGTCTGGCACTGGCCGAGAACAACCATTTCGGTATCAAGGCCACCCCCGAATGGATTGCACAAGGCGGGCGGTACGGGCTATATACCGACGACAAACCGAACGAGAAATTCTGCAGCTACGAGAGCGTGGGCGAATCCTACGAGCACCACTCCCGCTTCCTGAAGGAGAACGGCCGCTATGCCCGCTGCTTCGCGCTCGCGCCCGACGACTACAAGGGCTGGACGCAGGGCCTCGAACAGGCGGGCTATGCCACGGGCGGACGGTATGCCGACAGCCTGCAACGGATCATCGAGCAGAACGGGCTGCAACGCTATGACCGGCAGGTCATGCGGGAGATGGAGGCGCAGGGCAAGCGCTTCGGCGTGGAAGAGAGCCCGCTCCGGGAAGCGGAGACCGCGGCGGAGTACGCTTTCCCGGTCGAACGGGAGGAGTTCCTGTTCGTCGCTTCGCCCTTCGGGATGCGGCCGGACCCGGAAAACGGGACGAAGCAGCAGATGCACAAGGGGATAGACATCCGCTGCAAGGACGACGCGGCGCTGGCCACGGAGTGCGGCGGCAAGGTCGTCGCCGTCGGCGGAAACTCCGTCACGGTGGAGTACGCCCGCGCGGACGGCAGCCGGGTACAGTGTACCTACATGCACCTCGGCGATATGGCCGTGAAGGCCGGCGATACGGTGCAGGCCGGGCAAAGGCTCGGCACGGCGGGCAAAGACGGGGGACACCTGCATTTCGGCGTCCGGCAGCTCAGCGCGGACGGCACGCAGCGGGACGTGGACCCGGCGGCGTACCTGGCAGAGATCGCCCGCAAGGGCAACCTCAAGCAGCAGGCGCTGCACGACGGGAACGACCTGCTGGCCCGATATAAGGGAACGGAAGAGAGTGCCGCCGGGAAAAATCTTTCGCCCGACGAGTGGATGAAGAAGCTGCTTTCGTCGGAAGACAGCGGCGTGGGGCTGTCGGGGTGCAACGACCCGGTGGTGGAGATGGCCGTGACGGCCTTCGCCTCCCTGATGCTGCTGGCGGTGCAGATCGACGGCCGCAGCGAGCAGGAGCAAAAGGCGGCCGTGTCGGCGGCGGCGGACAGACGGAGAATCGACCTGAAACCGCTGCTGCCGGGCATGAGAAGCTGCGAGCTGGCCATAGGCGAAAACGGCAGGGCCACGCTGCTGGCGGACAACGGGAACGTCCGGGTGTCGCGCGAGCTGACCCCCGCCGAGATGAGCCGTCTGTCGGCCGCGCTGAACGACGGTACGCTCTCCGAGGAGGCCCGGCGGATGCGCGTGGCGGGCCTGCTGAACTCCGTCGTCCTCGCGGAGACGGCCTCGCGCAACTTCGAGCTGGGCATGGCCGAACAGCGGGGACAGACGGAGAACCTGAAAAGATAGCCGTACCATGAAAGCAATGATGATACAAACAGGCGGCTATCTGCTCGGAATATCCATGTGCGTCCTGCACGCGCTGCTCTGCCCGCAACTTTTCGGTCCGGAGGCGACGCCGGTCATCGCAGGGGTGCAACTGCTGCCGGCGGCAGGGATCGTCTACATCCGGATACGCGCTCCCGATTAGGCCCGCAGTCCGACGTTCAACAACAATCAGGCACACCTTTGTCCGGGGCGGCGTGTAGCAAGGCCGGCCATCGACCGGTCCATTTTTACTAACCGCCGCGGCATGCGGCATAAAATCTATTAATTCCAATCTTATGAAAAAGATGTTTCTGGCGGCTGCGGCCGCTCTGGCCATGCTGGCCTCGTGTTCCAAAGACGCCGACGAGATCGCGGATACCGCGAAGGGCGGCGTAGTGAAGATCACCCTGACGGACAAGACGCCCGCGATGACCCGCGCCTTCTTCGGCACGACAGCGGCGGCCGAAAGCTGGGAAAAGAAGATAGGCTCCCTCACGCTGTTCGTCTTCGACGGAAGCGACCGTGCGGTCCTGCAGCGCAGGTTCTCCGCCGCGGAGATCTCCGGACAGGCGGCCACCATCCCCGTACCGGACGCCAAACCGGGCGAGCTGTACAAGTTCTACGTCGTAGCCAACTCCGGCAACCCGGCAAATGTGGCTGACCTGACCGAACTGAGAAGCAGCACGGAAAGCGAAGCCGCGAGCTACAACGGCACCTTCGACGAGGTGACGACCAAGGCCGTGCGAAGCGGAGGATTCACCATGACCGGCTCGACGATGAAGGCCATCGCGCAGGCCGGGCAGACAACCGACGTGCAGATCGGCATCGAAAGGCTCGTGGCCAAGATCGCCGTGCAGACCGCCACGGACAGCAAGTTCGCGGCCGCATATCCGGGCCGCGTGAAGATCGCCTCGGCGACCGTCTCCCGAGCCGCCTCCTCGACCCCCTATTTCAACGAAACGCAGCACTCCGGAGGGGTCGAGAACCGTGCGGCCGTCGTGCATAACTTCAGCCAGACACAGGCATCGAAAGAGCAGAGCGGCAAATATGCCAACCTGTTCTACGTGTACGGGAGCGAAAACAGCAATCCGGCCGAGAACGTGCTGCTGACGCTCGAAGGAGTCTACGACAACGACGGCGATTTCGCCACGACCGCGGACCAGATTCCCATCAGCTACGAAGTGGAGCTGAACGGCGACAGCGGCAAGGCGATCAGCCGCAACACCTACCGCCGTGTGAGTGTGAACATCAGCGGGCTGACCGGCGCCGACGTGGCCGTGACGATCACCCCGGCCGACTGGGAGGGCCCGATCAATCAGGAGGTAAACCTCGGCATGTAACGAACACAGGGAGAGGGGCACGGAGTATCCGGAGCCTCTCCCCGTTTTTGAGATTTCCATGAGAAAGGTACTGATATGGATTTTACCGCTGTTCGCACTGGCGTGGAGCTGTGCCAAAGACGATGCGGGGACGGCCGAAAGGGCGAAGGCCCGGCTCACGCTGAACATCCTCGAGGAGGGGCCGCGTCTGGCGGCGCGGGCCGCGGACGAAAAGGCCGTGCAGGACGTCAACGTCTTCCTGTACGACGTCAGGGGGATAGCGCGGCCGCAGCATTTCTACGTGCAGGGCGGTGTGCTGGCGTGTTCCGTCCCCGTCGGGGAATACGAGGTGTATGCCGTGGCCAACCTGCACGAAGATATGGGCGCGATGGACCGCGGGGCGCTGCTGGCCTATGAGTTCCGCATGCCCCGGAACTACGCTTCGCTGCCCATGTCCGGCCGGGCGGCCTGTACGGTCGGGCCGAAAACGCAAAGCATTACGGTCTCCGTTCGGCGCAATGTGGCCAAAATCGTCTGTAACATCTCCTTCTACGGGACCAATTACAACCTGAAGCTGCAATCCGTGCAGATGATGGATATGGCAGGCGTCACCACGCTGTTTGCGGAGGATCAGCAGGCCCGGGAGCTGTGCTCCTCCGAACTGTCGGCGATGGCACCGTACGAGAACCGCAAGGCGTCGCGCACGTTCTTCTTGGCGGAAAACTGCCGGGGCGAAGTGCTGGGAATCGCCTCCCAGCAGCAGAAGTGCGCCGACAACGCACCCGCAGGGGCTACCTTCCTGCGGATCAAGGCACAGCGCGAAGGCAAACTGCTGACCTACGACGTATATCTGGGAGAGAACAACACGACCAACTTCGACGTGCGCCGCAATACGGTATATACGCTCAATATCGTCATCAAGGGCGAAAACGTGGTCGATACCCGTGTAGAT